AACAAGAATATGGCTGGATTATTTTCAAATCTTTTTGACTCACCGACACATACAGCGGAAACGCTTACGATTGGGCCAATTGGAAAGGCATTGCTAGATCCTCAAAAATCCAATGTTCCATCTTTTAATCCACAGCAAGCACTTGCCTTGGAGCAACAGCAGTATGGTCAAATGGCAAATCAAGCCACAGGGTTTGCTTCCAATCTTTACAATCAAGCCGCACAACAAGGAATTGATTTCTCCAATCAAGGAACGGCACAGAATATTCGCCTCCAGAATAAGGTTACTCCCGGTTCTTCTGCACAAAGGGAGCAAGCACTTCAACAGATCAATTCCTATATCCAAGGGCAAGTTCCTCAAGATGTTCAGCAAAACATCAATCGTCAGGTAGCACAGAACCTTGGTGGTGGATTTAACCTTTTCTCTGGTGGTGGACAAGCTCCACAGAATTTTGCTCGAAACATTGGTCAAACAAGCCTTGGTCTTTCCCAATTTGGATTGAGTGCTGCACCTACATGGCAACAACTAGCTAATACAATGGTTGTTTCCCCCCAAGTGGGATTAGCCGCTGGACTCCAAGCGGGGAGTATTGGAACTCAACTTGCAGGATATGCTGCTGGACAAGGGAATCAGTTAGCAGAAAGCCAATACCAAGGTGCATTCAACCAATACCAAGGTCAGCAGTTGCAGAATCAGCAACAGCAACAACTTTTGATGCAGTTGGGAACATCTGCTTTGGGAGCATATACTGGCATGGGGAATGCAAGTTACCTAAATAGCCTTGTCCCTTCTGCCCAAGGAAGGATTGCAACAACAGCGGGTCTTCCCGCCGCTACAGGATATAGTCCTACTCAATACGGACAATACTAATCATTATGCCAATCGGATACGCAAACTTTTCTACGATAGAGCAGGCTAACAACCAGACTGTTAATCAGCTTGCTGGTCTTGGCAAGCAGATTGGAAATGCTATTGAGACCCATGCGGCTACGCAGTCTGCACAGGCAATGTTGCCTATGATCCAACAGCAATATGCTAATGGAATGCAAAAAATTGCAAGCGGGGATCAAAGCGGTATGTCGGATGTAATCCAAGCCGCAAGCATTGCTAGTCAAAATCCGATTACTACAGGATACGGACAAAGCATGATTGCTGGTATGCAACAAGTTTCCCATTCGGCTAGAACTCAAGCATATCTACAAGGAAAAACTCTTGGATTAGCTGCAAAGTATCCAGGGTTTATAAACCTTCAGACGGGTGAAATTAATCCTAATTACACTCCTCCACAAAAAGGACTTACTCCTTACCAGCAAACTGAAGCGCAAGTTAATCAAGCCAAAACATATAGCTCTTTGTATCAAGGAAAGCCAGATACATCTAAGGGGCCGGGTGAGCCTGGAATCGGGCCATTGGCTGACAAGATAAATACAGCAATAAGTAATGGTGAAAATCCTGATTTGGCAGACATAAAAAACTTTGCTTCAAAGATTGTTCAGTATAAACAATTACAAAGTGCTTATGGTCAAAACGCTGCCCCTCATCCAGAAATTGAGAATGCGTTTAGCCAAATTCAAAAACAGATTCCTAACATACAAGGTCTTGTAAAGAAAGAACAAGACAAAGGTGCTGGAGGTTGGTTTGGATATGATCATGCAGACAAATCAAAAATTCAATCACTCAACCAAGGAATTGAACAACTTCAAGGATTGGGTGGGCTTCCTTCTGCACAAGGAGGAACGGTAAAAGGAACAGCAACACAGGATCTAATGCAAGCAGTTCAAGTTGCAAAACTCCATCCTGATAAAATTGACGAGATCAAACGCAGGTTGCAAAAAGCAAACATTGATCCATCATTGCTTGATCAAGCTCTTAATCCACAGAAAACGCAGTCTGCTCCGCAATCATCTACAATGATTCCCGCCGCTTCTCAAAATCAATCACAAGAAGAGCAAGAATCTACTGAAGGCGAAACAGAATAATTCTCCTAAAAAATGGGACTCTTTGATGACCTGCTTGGAGAAAACGGATCAAAGAAATCCGATACAACTCCTGCAATAGCCACAACTTTTGGGTATAATGACCCAGAAGATAATGGTATTGGTGCATGGGGTGATGTAACAAATAGACCAGATGTTCATGGTGTTTCTTTGCCAATTTCTGTGTTGCGTCAGCAATTTGGTAATGAAAATAAAGCACATGGTCAGTTGGTTAAGATAACAAATCCTGATAATGGGCAGAGCATTGTTGCCCCAATTATTGATAAAGGCCCATCAGAAAGTTTGCGTGATAGGATTGATCTTACTCATGCCACAAATCAGGCAATTGGAGGATCTGGAAAAACACCTGTAAATTATGAGTTTGTAAATACTCCTCAAAAAGGTGGCCTCTTTGATGATTTGCTTGAAGAAACAAAACAACCAACGCAGCCCTCTCCACAAGTTGAATCAAAATCTAGTGGACTTTTTGATGACCTCTTGGGTGGATCAGAAAAAACCTCTCCAACGATTGCTTTACCTCAAGCAACCCCACAACAATTAGCGGCTGCTGGAACGCAAGGCTATCCATCTTCTACATCAGGTCAACAATCCCCAAAGCCTAGCCAATTAACATCTGGCCTTTCTGCTGGCATTGAAGGAACGGTTGGATTGCTTTCTGGGCTTGGTGCTGTTGCAGGAGGTGAGGCATTAGGCATTCCAGTAACGGGAGGGGCATCATTGCTTGCTGTTCCCGCATTGTTTACTGCTGGAAGCGCATTGGGCGTTGTGGGAGCTAAACGAGCAGAGAAATTGCTAGGACTGGAACCAGAGATTCAAGCATCTCAACAAGAATACCCAAAGACTGCCTTTGCTGGTCAAATGATTCCACAGCTTCCGTTTGCTGCTGAATCTGCACTTGGATATGGAGCTACTGCATTAACCAAAGGTGCTGGAGCAGTTGCAGGACAAATGGCGGGACAAGCTGCTATTGGTGCTGGAATCATGGAGCCAATGAGGTATGGCGTTGATGTTTCTTTAAATAAGATGGGAATTACCGATCAACCAGCGGCTCCTATTACTCTTGGAAGCACAGGTGAACAAGTTCTTACTGCCCTTGCATTAGGAGGAAAGGCAACTGGACTTGCTCCATCTAGAGATCCAATTGTTAATGACAAGACTGCACAAATTTTTGCTGGAGCAGAAAGCCAAATTGCCACACCTCCAGAGCAACCCAAGCCAATCAACATCCCTCCAGCAACTCCAGAAGAATTGGCTAAAGTTGGTGAGGTTCCGATTGCTAATACTGGTGAAACAATACCAACAAATGAAGCTGCTGCTATTGCAGAAGAGAAACCCGCTGAAGCTCCAATAGCTGAAGCACAACCAGAAACACCAAATGCCGTTCAAATCGAAAATGCAGGAGAAATGGGCATTCGCAACGCACCAGCCGTGGGCGAAGGAGTGGGCCGACAAAACGAAACAGAAGTCCCTGCCCAAGAAGGTCAAGCCCCAAAAGAAGAAATAACTGGAGCTGAAGAACTTGGGCGAAAGCCTGTGGGTATTAGCAAAGCCGCTGTCAATGAGCAGAGGCTTAATCGAATGGTTGAATCTCTTCCAGAATCAGAAAGGGAGCCTAATGCTCAAAAGATCAATGATGCTTTAGATATCAATAGCAAGAGCAGGATACCTGTTGAAAGTTTGGTTTCTGATATTCTTGAAAAAGGGAACACAGCAAGAACGCCAGAAGAGGTTGCCTTGATGACTGTTGAGATGAATCGTCTCCAACTTGAAAGAGAGCAACTTCAAAAACAATTTGAGCAGATCAAAGATCCACGACCATCAGATTATGCCATTCTGAATAGTGAGATTAAGCCTATTGATGAAAAGATAAATAGGCTTGAGAAAGCTGTTGATAAGGTTGGAACAAGTGCTGGACGATTGCTCCAGATGTTCAAGATCATGCTTGCTGAAGACTACTCTCCAGTTGCACTTGAAAGAAAAGCAGTCAGAGATTTACGCCGTCCTTTAACTGAAGACGAGAAACAGACAATTGCAAAACAAGCTGAAGAGCATAAAGCATTATTGGAAGCCAGAGATAAAACAATGGCATCTGAACAACTCAAGGTTGAAAATGAAGCAGTAAAAGCTCGTTATGAAGAGGCATTGAAGGAGATTGAAGCACTCAAGGCTAAAGCCAAGAAAACTCCTAAAGAACCCTCTCCAAATAAAACCAAGACCGAAACACCTATTGACCAAAAGATCGTTGATAAACTCAACGCAATGGCAGAGAAGGTTAGACAAGAAAGAAAGGGTAAACTTTACGCAAAGATTTCTCCTGTTGATATTGGTGATGTCATCATTGGGGCAAGTCATATTGCTAATGGATTAAAATCATTCAAGGATTGGTCAGTAAAGATGGCCTCTGAAGTTTCGGGAGCTACCAAAGAATATCTCAAAAAGGTTTGGGATGCTGCACACGAAAAATTAGATTCACTCCAAGGTGGAAGAACACCAGAGGATGTAAGAGCAAGGATAAAAGCTGAAGCAGTTGCAGGGGAAGAGTTATCCCACAAGAGTGTTGATGATCTAGTCAAAGCACACCTTGAAGATGGGCTGCGTGGCGAGGACGAGGTGATGAAAGCTGTCCATGATGACATCAAGGAAGCGTATCCCAATGCCACAGAGCGCGATGTTCGTCGTGCATTCTCTGAATATGGAAAGCAAGTCAAAGTAAATCCTGATGAGTTGCTTAAACGGAAGCGTGAGTTAAAAACGCTAGTTAGATTGCAAGAAAGCATTGATCGACTAAAGGAAGGGCTTCCTGCATTAAAAACCAATTCAAGGAGAGAAAAGGTCATTCAAGAGATTCGTGAGAAACAAGCCGTACTCAACGAGCTTCTAAAGAGCGTCAAGGCTCCTCCAACAGATGAACAGCTTTCTACTGCGAACTCAAAAAAGATTACAGCATTAAAGAATGCTATTGAGGATCTTGACAAGCAGTTACGCACAGGTGAAAGGCCACCACCAAAGACCAGAGCAGAAGAGCCTATTGATGTGGAGCAATTGCGCTCTGAATTGGACGCAATGCGTAAAAAGCGTGAAGAGATTGATAGGGAAGAAGCTCCTAAATTCTCTGCACAAGAAAAAGAAAATGAACGCTTGCGTAAATTGTATGACAAGCAGATTGCTGAACTTGATGCTCGGTTAAAGGGAGCTGAGAAACCAAAGGCAGAGAAAACTGCTTTTGAACAAAGCAAAGAGAATGAGCAAAAGATGGCAGAGCGTGATGCCATGCGTCAGAAGCTCAAAGAGATTGAGAAGGAAGAGGCAGATCGCAAGAAACCATCTCCCGAACAAAAGGAAATTGATAGACTTCAGAAAGCTATTGATGACACCAATGATCGTATTGCTAAAGGAGAAAAGACTGCCCCAACGCCCAAGAAAGAACCTCTCACAGAATACGCAAAACGACTACTTGAGGATCTAAAAAAGGCTAGGGAACAATTCAAGAAAGTTACTGGAAAAGAACCAGAGAGTAGGGAAGATCGTTATAATAGGCGCAGGATAAAGACAATCGAGAAACGAATTGCCGATATGGAGGACAGAATGAAGCGTGGTGATACCTCCAAGCCAACACGCAAAGAACCTCCCGCAAAATATCCTGCTACCGATTTGGCTGAAAGAAAACTCAAGGATAAAGAAAGGGAGATTGACGCTTGGAGGGAAGAAAAAGAGAAAGCTGCTCGTCCAGATTGGGAAAAAGCATTACGAGGAACTAGCGAAACTGCTAGAGAGCTTACAGTCGCTGGAATCAATGTGTTGTATAAGATTGGAAAATACGCCGTTATAAAACCGATCTTGTTTCCATTTTCAGAAACAGCAGGATATGCCGCTAAACACGCACTAGGTCTTGGAAGAGTTCGTGGTGAATATGAGTCAGGAGCAAGTCCATTGAAAACAATTCCTGCCTATTATCGAGGTTATTGGAAGGGCATGAAGCAATTTTTCAGAACATTAAAAGCAGGAGAAAGTGATTCGCAGTTGCTTTACGACAAAAGACTTCAGAACAACACAAATTGGGCTAGGTGGATTGGTAGCAATTTGCATGGTGCAATCAAGAATCTCCCTGCAACAGCAATGGAGGAAGTTTATAGAGAGCATCTGTATGCAAACGCACTTGCTAATGGAGTTGACATCAATGAACCAATGGCTCAAGCGGCATTGAACCTCCAAGCATATATTGCTTCAAAATCAGCAAAGTTGATGGAGGAAAACAAGATTTCTGAAGGAATTAACTTTGCGCATAAATGGGCAGAAAGCCCCAATAAACAAGGTGAACTTAATCCTGTTGCGCTTATTACTTCTCATCTAATTAAAACTGTTTTTACAAAAGGAATTTATAAAATTGGATTGAATTTCTTAAACCAAACTTACAGAGGAGGAATAGGTCTGCCAGAGGGAGCAATAAGAACGCTAAATGGATATTGGAAGGGCATAGATAATCTTACTCCTTATCAAATGGATCATATTACTAGAGCATTTAAAGCGGGATCTATTCCTGCCGCACTAATGACGCTTGCAGCAATAGATGCATTTAGGGATGATAAAGATAAGATATTTGGTGGATATTATTCACAAGGCAGAAAAAAAGGTGATGTAAAATGGGGAACAGTTAGGATTAATGGAAAAGAATACACCCTGCACGTTCCAGAAGTTGAGGCGGCTCAATTTGTAAACACAATGGCTAGGTCTTGGAAAAAGAATGCACAAAAAACAGATGTTGGAATGAATGCAATTGATTCTTTCTTGGAAGCAATAGGAGGAATTATTTCAGAAGCACCTGTTGCTGGCCCTCTAATTGAAATTGCAAAGTCACCACTAAATGCTGGACAATTTATTGTTCAAGGAGCAGTTCCTAGTTTTAGTCGTGATGTTGCAAAGATGGCTGATGTGAACGCAAAGGGAGAAACGCAACACAGGTATCCAAGAACCATTGTAGAAAACCTTAAAATGGGAATACCCGGATTGCGTAATCAAGTGCGTCAATATTCTTGGCAGAAATAATGCCTTGCCTTCTGAAAGGCTTTCAGTAAATCTTTAGTTTCACCAGCAACCACTATGAGCAAAAAATATATCCTGCCAACATCTCTTAAATATCCTTTTGAACAATCAGAGTTCCCCGGTGATCTCAATCTTCGTGAGATTCGGGAACATGGAGAAAAGAACAAGTTGCCAGAGGTTTCCTTTTACCAAGCTATCGTTATCGCCCTACTAGAGCAGAGGAATTACTTTGTTGTGGAAGCTATTCGATACGCAAAGGAGTATGGTCAGTTGCCTCAAGTGGAAGAGCAAGATCCAGAGGTAGAAGAGAAAACAGAGTTTCCAGAACTCAAGGTCATTACTTCTGACGAGCCAATAGTAGAAAGATTCCGCAAAGTTTACGAGTAATATGCAGAAGCTCATTTGGCTTTTGCTTTCTCCTATTGTTTGGTGGAAGTCAAGGAAAGCAAAAAGGGTTATGCGAATGCTATACGGAGATAAATTTCCTGCTGATTATAAGCCGTGGCAAAGATATACCTAAATATGGGGCGGTATGGGGACATCGTATCGTTCCTGCCTGTCCTAAAGAATGAGTTTGATGAAACGAGTCAAAACCCAAGTCTAGTTATCTCCAAAGATTACGCTGACATCCTAGAAGGTGTCAGTTATGTCAATCCTATCGTCTATGATGGCACATTTGATGACATAACGGGTGCATTAGAATACCTCAAGACTCTGAATAAAACGGCAACTGCAACCCAAGTTGTCGGAATCCCTGATGTTTTAATAAGTCAGGTTTACGGAAACCATGTTGGGCCTAAAATCATTTGTGACTCATTCCAGCAAGACGCATGGAGACTAGCGGGGAAGCTAGATTTATGGCCTAGCCAGCCTCCACTGATATTTGATAAACGAGATGCCAAAAGAGAGAAAAAACTAACGAAAGGAATCTCTAAAGATAAACCTTGGATTGTTGTCTCAACTGGTGGGACATCCTCTCCCTTTCCGTATTCTGATTTGCTGTGGGAGATTCTGAACCATTCTTTGCCTGATTTCCATATCGTTGATTTGGTTACAATCAAAGCAGAGAAATTCTATGATTTACTTGGGATTATGGATCATCCGAATACCCATGCCATGATATTGACTGATAGTGGCCCTCTACACCTCTCATACGCCACACAGAAGCCAGTTCATGCTTTAATAACAGACTCACCCTCCCTGTGGCATGGAACAGCATGGCGACCATTCTACGCATCTTATACACGATATAAGAACTTCCCAAGGGATGTGACTAGAATCTTGGATCTAATCCGTAATCCTAGACCAAAATTAACGCATCAAAATATTGTCCATGTATATCAGAAAATGCCTTGGGCAACTGGAGATGAGAAGAGGCGTAATGAATTAGCAGCAAAGACATGGGAATCTATTGGTTGTATTGATTTGGGATTGGATGACAACTGCTTTGTAAGATCATCGGCTGAAGTTATACCTGATGAAACCCGTAGGATACCCATGATTAAGGATATGCTTCGTCTGGCTTGTGCGGGTCGTGATGATGAAACGGTTCTATTACTGACCAATACGGATACTTGTGTAACTAATAACCTAATCCAAAGGCTAGAGGGAGTTCTTCCAGCCTATTCCTATCGTAGAGACTTCAAGAGATTAGATGATGCCCTTCCTTATGATCGCATTAGCGCAGGGGCAAAGTATTCTGGATGTGACTTCTTTGCTATGAGGGTAGGATGGTGGAGGCGCAATCATCATTTATTTCCTGACATGGTGCTTGGTCGACATAGTTGGGATCGCATCAAGCGCGAGCTAATCAAATCTGCTGGCGGTAGAGAGATTGAGGATCTGATCTACCATGAATGGCATCCTTCCTTGTGGGAGGGTGATGGACTGCATAGAGACCCTTCTAATTTACGCAACTGCAAGCTGGCTAGGGAATGGTTGACTGAACGGAAGATGCCGTTGGAGGAGCTAGAAACCCTTAATTATGAGGGTAAGTTCAAGCGTCCCGACTTTAGCAAATTGAGAACGTAGCGGTAATATCCCACCGCACAGAATCTTCTTCTCCAATAGAAGTAACGATTTTGTAACCTAATTCAATTAATGGATTATAAATATCTGATTTAGAGAATCCTGCCCTAGCAAGCATTTCGGGATATATTTCACAAATAATAATAGGTTTGTGTTTTTTGATTATCTCTTTTGCTCCTTGGATAACGGGAGGTTCATATCCTTCACAATCAATCTTGATTAAAGTAATATTGGGGAATTTTTTAAAGTAATCGTCAAGTTTTATACTTTTCTTTCCATTCTGATCTAATTTGACTGTGCGAGTTCCAGGGTTCCCATTGAGGGGGTCTTGATTTACTGAAACTGAATCACCGTTCCCAACCGCATCATTGATTGCTCTAATATTGGTGCTGTTCTTAAAAACATTATACTCCATGCAAAAGAATGCATCTTCTTGTGGTTCAAAAGCATAAACTGCTGCTCCTTTTTTGGAAAAGATAAGGGCGGTATCTCCGATAAACCCACCGACATCAATAACTATATCACTAGATTTAAGGGATTTTACTTCTGGAAGGTTAGCAATAGAATGCTCTAGGCATATTGTTCCATGCTTTAATGCCTCTGGAGTAAGATTCTGATCATCCGTAAGACAAATCATTGTCTCGTTAATGCGAGTAATTTTGTATTGGTTCATTTCTTTTCCTTGAATTGCCCTAGCTTGATTGTTTCCTTGGCTTCTTCAAGCCTTTCTGGAGTTACCCACATCTCTATTCCTTTTGGGTGGTATGCCCAGAATCGCTTTGTTTTATCCTCATTCCAAGTTCCTCGTTTAAGTTTCATTGATCTTGTTGGTTGTCTATACTTGGGATAGCCATGATGGGTATCACTGGTTGATATTGAGGCTCTTGATATGGTTGTGGGAGCGTGGTGACTTGGTAATATGCCCCCGAATCCCTTCCATCTGTTGCTGATAGGTTGGCAACATAGATGGTTTGGGTTTGAGGGACAGGCTGCTGGATGGGAGCGAATGCCGTGTAGATGAGTGCTAGGATCATGATTTTTTCTTGTTGTTAATTGATGACATGTGCCAATTTCCCCTAACGATGTCACATTCATAGGCTCGTAACATCCCCATTCCACCAAACCCTTGCTCAAGTCGATGTTTGATAGCTTGGTCACATTTAGAAGATGAGGAATAGGACGACTTTCCGCATCCTTCACACTTCTTTGGTTTCTCTGCTCCCTTGATAAGACCTTGTTCAAAGGCTTCCCTTTTGTTTATGGGTGGCAACTCTGGAGTTTCATACCCCAATTCTTGTAGGATGTGATCAATACAGGATTTCATTTCTTTGCCCATTTTAGCCACTCAACGGCATCTATAAAATAATCACACTTATCCTCTCCATCTGGATCGAATTGAGCGTATGATTGCCAATTTTCATTACTTGGTGCTAAGTGCCTCCAACATTGCATATGTGAAGGGCAATCAGTATTATTGCATTTGGATATATCAGTCATTTGGCTATTATTTTGCTTCCTTTTTTAAGGTTATCTTCAGCCCATAATGGTTGAAGATTTGTGTAATGGTTTAACTTAATTAATTCTTGTTCAGTTTTAGCAACACACGTTGGAATGATATGATCTATATGCCATGCACCTTTATTATTCCACGTCATGCCATCCTTAAATTGTTTTTCAATATAAATTTTAAAATCATCATAGGAGCAGCCCAATATTTCATGAGTCCTAGACTTCTTTGTATAATTTTTAACTTTAAGTTTAAAAAATATTAAGGCTCTTATTCTTTCTGAAATGATTATTAAAGGGTTTTGCCTTCTTTTTTTTTGATATTTATTCCTTGTGGAAAGATGTTTATCCCTATTTTCAATTCTCCATTTTAATACAGATGCTTTTACTTTTTCTGGATTATTTCTTCTCCATTTATAACTGCATTCCTTAACTCTTTTTGTATTTTTTGCATATCTTTCTCGTGAATAAATCCTTCTTTTTTCTTTATATATTTCAAATAAATCACGATTAACCCACCATTCTCCATTTTTACAATTCTTATTATATTGCAAAAAGATCATGCCATCTTCTCGTATAAATCCTCTCTTGTATTTATTTTCTTTCATTAATTTCTTTTTTCAATGCGCTTAAATCTTTAATGCTTTTGCGAGTATCAGAAGGGTTTTCCCATTCTAGCATCTTGTCTGCTATTTGTATAGCACGATTTCGCTGGTCATTAGAACGCTGTAGTTTCTGGTGCATAGTCATTTCTGGCTTGCTATTCTCTACCAAGAATGCCTCAACAAACTCTTTGATTTCTTCATTCATGATTGGGTTATATGATACTGTATGCCGTTCCTCTTACTGGAGGTGGAGTTGGGTATGGTGGGTTCTTCGCCTTGGGTATAGGCGTGATTGCAGGTAGTGGTGATGGGGATTGTGCTGGAGGAAGTGGCTTGATGGGCTTTCCATTCGGCAATGTTTCCACAATCACTGGCATTTTGGCTGGTCTGGGTGTGGGCTTTGGTGATGCTGAATGAAGCCATAGCCAGATTATTGATGCAGCAATCATTTGATTTCAGATTTGAGTTCCTCTGGCGAGGGGGCGAGTGGGCCAATTTCTTCATAAAGTTCATTCAAAATTCCATAAAGGCTTTGGTAATCATCGGGGACATTATCCCATGCATACCCGTAAAGTTTTACAGCGACCTGTCGTAGTTTTATTAGTTCATCATCTTGCTTGTTTATGATGTCTTCGTATCGGTCTAGGGACTCCCTGAGCCTTGCGACCTCGTTGGTTTTCTCGTTGAGTTCTCGCTCAAGTTGCTTGCTCACAATTTCTAACTCCGAGCCATCTACATCAGAGTTCCAAGCAGCATCCGTTCTAGGCGTTAATAATGTGTCACTCATTTGATTTCAGATTTGAGTTCGGCGAGTTCTTTTTCTATAAGATCCAGAGAAGCATAATCAGGATCATACATCCCAATTTCACCTTGGAAAATTTCTGCAATCTTGATCGCTCGGTCTCGTTGCGACACGGCCTCTGATAACAACACAGCGGCCTTTAATGTGAAATCTTGTTGTTCAACAAGTTTCTCCATTGATTTTACTTGGTTTTCAAGAGATGCGTTGAGTTCCCTCTCAAGCTGTTGGGCAAACTCCTTGTGAACAAAGGGATTTTCTCTCCCTTTCTCCCAAACATAAGTTTCAGCGTCTGTTCTTGGTGTGTCGCTCATATGTTTACTTCAATAGCGGAATTTACAAGATCATGGATCTTTAGGCTTTTGCCTAGCGAGTTGAGGAGATGGATCTCACTCAATACATTCTCTAGGTATGATAGCTTGCTATTTAGTCTGCTTATCTCCTGACAAAGAGACTCCTTCTCTCGGTCAAGACAATTTTGTTCGTCTTCGTTGTATATGTTGGTCATGGTTTTAGGGTTGCTAGGTATTTTCTCTGTACTGGTTCAATGTCTTCTTGGAAAGAAGAATCAATGAATTGCGGGGGATAACCCTCCTCAATCTTCCAAGCTCGATACGCATCAGGATCTACGCTGGCGGTAGCCCCTTTGAATATCGGCTTCTGGATCTTTTGGGAAAGAACGGAGTAGTCTATTCCCTCGTCCTCCCATCGGCCTTGGTTGAGCCAAGTGCTAGGGTTGGGAATAAACTTTCCTCCCTCCTTCTGCCAATCAGGAGATGCTATGCTCTTCTTGAGTGCCTCAATGATGATCTCTATTGCCGGGAACTTCTTCCGCTTCCAGATGTCGTGACAATAGCCTTTTCCCGTCTTTCTAGGGTAAGCCTTCCAGAATATCTCAAAGTCGCTTTTACGGGCATTCTGGGGCGAATATGACTGACCACAGCAGGGACAGAGTTCAGAATTGCTCATAGAATTTTGTTTGATTTTCTCCAATTCTCTTGAGACCAAAGTGGCTGCAAATTGGCATAATGATTCAGCCTCAATATATCTTGTTCTGTTTTTGCTGAAGCTAAAGGTATTTTATGATCAATATGCCACCCATGAGTTCCATGATTTGACCAATCCATTCCTTCTTTAAATTTGTTTTCAATATAACATTTGAAAAAATCAAAGGAGCAACCAAGTGTATGATCTGACTTATATTTTTTTCTAAATCCTTTTTTATTTAAACTATTAACCAATAATGAACGAACTCTTTCCGAAACTTTAAAAACAGGATCTATTTTAATTCTTTCTTTTTTTCTAATCCGCTGGGATTGATTTATTCTGATTCTATTTTTACTATTCCACTTTTTCTTTGATTCACTAACTTTGTGTAAATTATCTAAACGCCATTTATTTGTATTAGCTGATGCTGATTTTCTGTATTCAATAAATTTTTCATTCGTAATCCAGTATTCATTATTTCTTAAATAACGCCAAAAAATCATACCGTCTTCTCTTTTAAACCCTTGTTTTAATTTATTCATTTCAAAATTGCTCATAGACCCATGTTTTTTTCTTAAGTTGAACTGCTGTGAAGGTAAACCAAGGATGATTTTCAGCAGCGACCTTTAACTTAATCCTACCCGCTTGATGCCAAAATCCTTTAATTTCTATGAATGAAATAAGCCCATCTTTATCAATCACAAGGAAATCAGGAGTGTAGGTTGTCCTGTCTGCCAGCCTTAAAGCCATAGCCTCAAACTGCCAGTGGTGGATCTCCCCTGATAGTTTCCTAGCCTCTAGAACCTTGGAGTATGCCTCTTCGGTCTTATTCATCTTGCCAGCAACTCGCCTGGTTGTATTCCCCTTCGCTTTAAAGTGTCTCATCGTATGCAGATTTTTTGCACTTGAAAATTCCTTCAAGTCCAGTTTCTTGCTTCATAATTAATCTGCTATATGCCGCACGAAAATCATTGGAGAGTTTATACTCCTCCTGTGATTCTGTTGTCATGTAATAATTCCAGCGCAGAACCTCGTAAAGCATCCCGATACCAACTACGGCATCTGGACGCTTCTCACGGAACTTTCTAGCAAGCTGCACAAGGTTCTTATAAACATGAGGGTTGTTGTGATGGAACCTCTCAAACCTTGATGCCATATCATCAAAGATTTCCTCCTCAATGGGTGAGAAGTCAAAATCAAATTGATCACTCATTTATTTGGAAAGTTGATTTTTGTTTTGTCTACCATTCCAATGACATCCAAGTTGGAATAAGATCGCTGAACTGATCTCACTCCAGCATCAAAGGCTTCCTTTACCCGATCCTCGACTGAAGGAGGTTGATTCCCTTCAGCGAGATAACGGATATGCTCTCCATCCCAATATCCTTGCGCTTCTTTTGAGTAGCTCATTTGAGTAATCCTGCTTCATCAACTGCCTTTTCCATCAGTTGATTAAAAAGCCTATTAAACTTGTTGAAATCGAGTGACCCATTCTCCCTGCGAGACATTGCCCTTGCCTCATATTCAGCGTCATCGATTAACTCGTTTCTAGCTTTGACATACTTGCAGCAGTGATATTCCGGGACAATAGAGTAACGCTCGGAACAGTAGCAGTGTCGTTCATTCATTGTGGTTGCGTGGTTGCGTGGTTAGGTCAGATCAAAAAGGGATTGAATCCTCGTCCTCTTCTTGCTGTTGAACAACAGGCTTTGGACGATTCTGGAACGCTGGTGCTGCCTTGATCTTCTCAACGAACTTGGAAGGGAAGATTGTATCCTGCTGTTCCTTGATTTTGTAGTTACCAAGGATCTCGGATTTGATCCCGGCATCACGCTGCTCCTTGGTGAGGGAGTGCTTGACTGAACCATCGTTGTCATACTGATCCTTACCATCTCGGTTAGGCCAGCAGATTAGGTTGAGGTATGAGGCTTTTGTCCCATCCTTCTTGGTGACGCTCTTGAGGAGTGACTTGTCTATCTTTGTTACGTCTAATGATATTGTGAACATAGGGTTATTATTTAGCTTGTTGTTTTGTTTTATGGTTTGACTGACATCTGTTGATCTTCATTCGGAAAGATAAATCCCTCATTCAGAAGATATTCCATGACTTTTTTGGCTTGATAAATGTTTGATGGTTTGCTGTCAGTGGGCATTGCTTTGAAATTCCCATCTGATTTTGTAATGATGAGCCAATCACGCCCCCGGTATTTGATGCCAAGAGTGTATTCTTCATCAATTCCGTTTGATGGAAGGTTCACTGGTTGTGGTTTCGATGAGCCATCCAAGGGCATCTTCAAATTGCTGTTTGGCATCCTTACCTTTGATGCCTCTGACCTTTGCATAGACTTTTTCAAGAGATGCAACTGAAATCTTTGAGCAAGCAAGTATATCACTTTGTTCAACCACGCCAGAAAGTGCAGAAATAACAGCAAGAGCATCGTTGACACTCCTTGTTTTACGCCCTTCTGTTAGTGTTCGTCCAGCGAATTGTTGCCCCGCCATCATGCGAGCCTTCATCTCCTTCCTGACTTCCTCGATGAAGTCCAAAACAACCTCTGCTTTCTCATCAATAGCTAGGATTTCTTCGTTGGAGAGTTGGGGAACAACGGCCTTTGAGACTACTTCTAACTCCTTATGCACCCCACGAACCTCTGGACAAATGCTTTTAGCACGACACCACTTGCAAGCATCTGGACTAGGAGTTCTGACAGCATCATGCTTTTGGGAAGCAGTAACGATGCCATAGATTTCCTGCTCTGCCTTGACTAGATCCTCCTCGTCGTATTGGGCAATCGTCTTTGGCCCCGCCATTGGCTGAACGATGGCAACAAGGATTGTCTTAAGTTGGGGGAATGCCTTCTTGACTAGGACGGCATAAGCTCGGAGTTGGTAGTTTTCAGCGGCTCCTGATTGAGCTACACGACCTGTCTTGTAATCGGTGACAACTGCTGTGTCATCACCAAAGAAGTCAATGCGGTCAATAGCTCCAGAGAAGAGATCATCATACCAGAATCGCTTCTCAATGACCTCCTTGGTTCTCTCACCCAGATCCAACTGACCGATCATCTCGCTGAATTGGGAGAGACACCTTGTAGCGATGTCTTGCCCGTCTTCAGTTAGTGACTCAAAGGGTTTAGTTCTCGCTAGGACGGCATGAATATCCGTTCCTAGTGCCATATACTTGTTCTCTTCTTGTTCTGGTAGCGTGGATTCTAGGTTCCAAGAGCCAGGACAAAGGGCAAGTCGAGAGAACCCGCTTGCTGATGGTTTTCCGTTGCGCTCGTCAGTTGTCATAGTGATGTGGAGTGTTGAGTGCATGATGCCACACCTTCTCTGTAGCATTCTTCGCATGGTTCAAATCTGAAATATGTCCCTTTGTCTGTTTTCAGAAACCAAATAGGGAAATCAAATTTTTTGCTTTTTCTCATATACCATTTATCCATTGGTGGATCGTTTTCCAAATCGTTGATATTTTCAGTCATTGGATGTTCCAGTTAAGGCTAGATACATGGCATCAAGGGCAATATCAAAAGCCTCTTCTGGGCTGATAATTTCTGCCCTTTCTAAAGACTTTAAGGCTTCAGAATCTCGAAAGATATTCCAAAAATCTAGAGCTTTATGGAAGTGCGTAGCCGCAAGTTCGGCGGCTAGTGCTTTTCTGTTCTTGCGGATCATTAGAGTGCTGGTTTGAATGCTAGAACGTCATCGAACTTCTCAACGAGGCGGGCAATTACCTTGGGGTTGACTTCCTTTAGGCGAACGCTCCTGTCCTTGATGGCCTTTTTAGCGATAAGGAACTCAATGACATGAGCATCTTCAATCCCGGCATCCCACATCAAGGATGAGAGAGTGGTCAGCGGGTTTTGTTCTTCTGCTGCCTTCATGCTGGCCTCTACAAGCTCCGCAACTATGGTCTCCTTGGCTTTCTCTGGCTTTATAACAGGTTTCTGGACTGATTGCCTTGGCTTTACCTCATGAGCTTCATAATCGGGATCTTTCTGCTCCTCGGTAGGGATCAAGAAGGTTTGGAGTAATGCATACTTGTGGGCAATCGCCATTGCTTTGTTTGTTGCCTTGTCCCCACTGTCCATTCCTTCGCCAATTACGGAACACGAAATTGTGCTGCCATCCTCGGCAATGAAGTTGTATCTCATGGGGAGTTGGACAAAGCGAAGAACTGTTCCATTCTTGTTGGTGCGCTCTTCTGTTACAGGCGTTCCTGCTTCTGGTAGGCAAACCACTCCATGCTTGGCTAGGAGTGAGTGAAGTTCGTTGTAAACGGCATCAATCCCTCGGAAACTGAATCCTTGTGCCTGGTTTCGGCTATCCTTTCCGATAGCTGTGATGTCCTTCATAATCGCTACCAATTTGGAAGCAATTTGGGATTGTTGACTTTGTGACGTAGTTACTGGTATGTTCATGTAGTTGGGTGCTTGCGTGGTTGCTGTGCTCCTGGTAGCTCCTAGAGGGTTGTTCATGTCCCTCTAGGAGCATTAGGGAGTTTTACTTCTTCTTGCCCTTCATCATGGGCTTCTTGCCTTTGAGCATTTTCATCTCTTTGGCTTCTTCTCTCATTGACTCGCCTTTTACGGCCTTCTTTTTAGTTGGCATCTTACTTTTTTCCTTTGGTTGCAGCCTTGCGGCCTTTTGTTACTGGCGTTGTTTCTTCTGATTTGATCGACTTCCGCTTTGCTGGCTTCAGCTTACGAGTGTTGATCAAAGTCTCATTAGGGAGTGCCTTGACTTGGAGGGGTTTAAACATCCCTTTCATGCGCTCAAAGAGTTCTTTCATCGGTTAGTTAAACAGCAGGGGTCTCGGTAACACCCGATACAGGCTGTTGGTTCTGGCAAGGGGCGGTAGAACACTCCTCCTTGTTGATGAGTGCTTCGATCTCCAAGAGACGTTCCTGACTGATGTGACCGAGCTTGTTTGCTACTCCCTGTGCGATTTCGTTTAGTTCTGCTAGTGTGTGTGACATGGTTGTTGTTTTTGTTGGGTTCTCGTTCAGCGTTATTGCTGATTGAAAAGTGTGTTTTCATTTAGTGACATTTCCAAGCTCTTAAACTTTTGTTTATGCGAGAGTCTGGATCTTTAGCGGTCTTGGAACTTGTGAGCTTTGCCTTCATCCCTTTCATTCTAGCGCAGAATGATGCCTTGCGACCTGATTCTGCCTTGGTCTTTGGATTAGGTGCTGGTGCTTTAAGATGTCCCCCGTGAGCCTTGTTGTAGGAAGCACGACCAGCAGCGTTCAATCCCCCTTTGGGATTCTGTCCAGCTTTAGTCTGCCATTTCTCTGATGCCATAATTATTTCTTCTTTGCGGTTTTCTTGCTGTCTCGGAAATCCTTTGCGGTTGGTGCGCCCTTGCTTCCTACCTTCCTCATCTTTTCGCCTGATCCCTTGGCGATCCGTTCCTGCTTTTTGTGAATGTTGCTATAAAGTCCGGGTTTCATTTTGGCATTGTTAATACGGCGAGAACGACAAGTCCAGAGAGAAGAATCAATGTGGCTATTGTTGTAGTAGGGTGGTTCATATTATTTTTGATTGAAATACTCCTCAAACACTCCGACCGCAAAGCTGCTCATAGATCGACGCTGTGCTTTAGCGGCATCTGCTACCTTGTTTTTTAGCGGGACGGGAACGTATAGGCCAAGGAATGCGGAAGTCTTGGTTTCGGTTAAGACGGGAGCAATAGGCTCGGCGGCGGTGGGTTCGGCTTCGATTGTGGTTGGTTCGGTTGTCATGGTTGTATTAGTTAGAAGTGGTGACTATTGCATTTGTTTTCGTTTCTTGCAAATCTTTTTTTGCAGGAAGTGACGATCTATATTTTGGTAAGTAAAAATTCCAGTTGTAGTTTCGGAAAAGGTGGAGAAGGAATGGAGTCCAATCAAGGTTTGGTCGGTCTCCGTTGTAGGTTGTGTATTTCATAGGTTTGTTAGAATTGAAATCCTGCTGTTACATTGGTTCGTTGTTTGATTATCTCTACATACTCTGGATTGAGTTCACAAAGAATTGCTTTGCGACCATACTCCAAAGCTACTTTTCCTGTTGTTCCAGATCCCCCAAAAGGATCAAGCACAACATCTGACGATCTGCTTCCAGCAAGAATACAAGGTTGGATCAACTCCTCTGGAAATGTGGCGAAGTGCGCCCCTCTAAAGGATTGTGTATTCACTGACCATACAGACCGTTTATTTGCTTTTGTATATGATTTTTCAAGTCCTGCGTGAGGGTGAAGTCCTGATCCCTCATTGTGATATTTCCCATTAGTTCTGTCTCTGGTTCCCCAATCATCCTTGCAAGGTTCTTTTATTGCTTCATTGTCATAATAATACTTTGGAGACTTACTCATTAAGAAAATATACTCATGCGATTTGGTGCAACGATCCTCCACGCTCTCAGGCATTGGATTGGGCTTGTGCCAGATAATGTCCTGACGCAAATACCATCCATCTGCTCGTAGGGCAAAGGCTACCATCCAAGGAATCCCAATCAAATCTTTGTTTTTAATCCCTGTGCCAACAAAGGTAGATGCCATTCTATTTTTAGCCAACCCCTTATCAACAAGTGTTCCTATATCTTCACCCCTAGTTGTATCAGGAACAGCTTTCCCATCTTTATAGGATGAATAGCTATCTCCTAAATTTAGCCAAAGAGTTCCATCATCACGCAATACCCTTTTCACTTCTCGGAATACAGATACAAGTTGGTCAACAAAATCTTGCGGCGTTTGTTCAAGACCAATTTGTCCATCATGCCCATAGTCTCGCAACCCAAAGTAGGGTGGAGATGTTACGCAAGTCTGGACGCTTTGATCTGACAGTTGTTTTAGGGTTTCCCTGCAATCACCTGTTAATATCTGAAGATCATTCATACCTCGCACTCAAATTCCTGGTCTGGTTCACACTCGGCGGTGACATCCTCAAGGTCAACGTCCTGCCCACATCTAGGACACTCACCGGGGTCAACCTCTGCGTCTTGTCCGGGGTCATATAGTTCTACAGGCCCGTATTGTCCTGATGCTGGTTGCTCTGGTGAGAATGAGACTTCAAACTCAAACTCACACTCATCGTTCTTACACTGGTAGTCTATTTTCATGTTTGCGGCGGTATTGTGGTTGCTGGTTCAGTTTATCCCGAACATTGCGTCGAGATGGCGATCTGTGGTTGACTCCTTGAGCCTTTCAGATTCTTTAAAGGATTGCAATCTCTTTTTTAGAATAATTAAGTCGGCGGCGATCTCTCTTGCCCTAGCGGTGCTAATCTGAATGGTATCTAGTTTGTGATGCTGTGAGGTTTGTATCAAGTTGTAGAACAGGGGTTCGATGCTGGCTACAATTCTCTGCGTTTCAGTCAATAGGTCGGCGGCGGTGGTTTTAGTGGTCATGGTTTAATTTTGGTGGTTAGGTTGTCTGTTCTGCGTCCCGCTGTCTTTATTTCCAGCGGTCTTTCTATCCCGTCCCAGAGTTCCTGGAGATGGGTGAAATTAGTTCTATCGGTTTCCCTTCCTCGATGTCTCACGATACTTAAAGGAAACTCATGAGGTCTCAATGGATCAGGTTTTTTTGGCGGCGGCGGTGAATCAGGTTGTTCTGATCCATAGACTCGGCCTATGTAGTGGTCTGCAAGGGAAGTTCTTTTCCAGTCTGAAGCACGAAAAATTGGTTTTTCTCTTTCATGCGGTAAATCAAGAGACCTTTTATCGCTTTTATCGCTTTTATCGCTTTTATCGCTTATCCGCATAGTCGGCGGCGGTGGTTTTGGTGGTGATTCAATAAACTTTTCGTTCTGCTTAATCATGGTCATGAGATTCGATATGATTTGTTCAAGCGTTTCCATGATCGGCGGCGGTGATTAGATTAAGGCTCGACGGATTCCGGCAAGATAGAATCTCCACGCCTTCGGCTTTCGGATCATGCAGACAAGGTGAAGGCTAATTTGTGATGTTTTGCTCATAGTCTGCGGCGGTTGTTTGCTTGGTGATGGAGTCGAGAATGCAAACATTTTCCCCGTGTTCGTCTACGGTCTCGCAAAAACAATGGTTTTCGTCGCAAAGAATCTCTTTTTCTGTTGTCATAGTCTGCGTTGTTTAGTTGTTAAGGGTTTGCTGAATTGCTTTTATCTCCAAGTCAATAGCTTCGCACGTTGCAATAATGCGCTCTAATGAAGCCAAGATCGGGTTTATCCTGGGTGCGTCCCAGTTAGGGACTAGGGACAAGTCAACGGTTATCGGCTCGGCGGCGGCGGGTTCAGTGGTCATGCTATTTCTCCGGGTATCCTATAAAAGTTGCAGTTTTGTTAATGAATTTGACGGTTTGATGATCCCGGCGGTGCTTTTTAAGCAATCTTGCCAGCATGGAACGTGCATTTTTACCTCCCCTAACAAGAGCCGGGGAAAGAATGGAATCAATCTGTTTCTCCGTTGTGGTGAATTTCATGTTATTAGTCACGGGTTACGATCATAGTACCAGTGCGCTCGTCACCTTGCAGGTGTTCTCCGTTGTCTCGAAATAGTTGGACGGTTACAGGAATATCAGAGTATTCACGCACTTCCTTGGCAATATCCAAGGGGATTTGATCGTGTCCCCGGCTGCTTGTCCATACTCCTTCAATTGGAATGAATTCTTTAAGTTTTTCTATGTCTTTAAGTGTGATGCTATGCGTCATGCTGATGTTTTTTTGGTGTTCCTGGGCTGAATTGTCCAGGCTACTACCTTCCCGTGAGAAGGCAGTTTGCCTAATCAATTAGAGAGACGAATTACGATGCAATCCCCGAACATTGCAGGAAATAGTTCTTTTTTTCTCCATGCTCCCCTTTCGGTATATCTGAAGATATATTGAGGATGATCCGTGAAATCTTTCTCATTCCCATAGGCGTTTCCATTGTAGAAAAATCCATTGGGATTTTTAATTGCGTATTCTAGTTTAAGGTTTTTTATATCAAACGCTTCCATGGTTTTTAGGATTTGAAAAGGCAAGCGAGGATGAAGAAAACGAACGCCTCGACGAATAATATACCGAGCACGTTAAGGATAAGGTTTTTCATTTTTTTGCTTCCCAGTAGGGGTCGAAATTGAAAGGGATGTCTATCCATTGTTCAAGGTTCCCTTGGTGGGTAAATCTCTCTTGTATGTTCCGCTGTAAGGTGAATTGTGGCTTTGCGAGGATTGCTCTACTTGTCTCTGTGCTTTCAAAGTAGAGGTCACTTTCGTGATTCTCGATTGCTATTCCCGCTTCTTTTAATTCCTGATAAAGTGATTTCATGTTTTTATCTCCTTTAATTTTAGAAACAAACCGGAATACCCCGTGAATAGAAGGCGTTGATGTCTTTACCCTCTGGAACGTCATTGGGGCGTATGATATAAAGGGAACACCCTCTAGGGTCAGTTTGAACGTATCCCCTAACGCTTTTCCCCTCCATGATAGAGGCGAGCCTTTCAAGGTTGGATTTCTCCATGTCCCGACAAGCTGACTTGGTTTCTCTCCATTCTCCTGATTGTGTGCGATATTGTATGCGGACAAAAGGTTTTCCTGTTGCTTCATCACGTTCCACTGATTCTGACCTTTTGTCAGTTCCTGTCCCACACTCTAAATTATGCCAGCGATTCAATCCCCTTTCAATCCTTAGAAGTGAGGAGGTTTCATCGTGTGTAAATCCAAGGTCAGAAAGCACCTTGAAAAAGTGTTCCCTCTTCATTGCTTTCGTCCATCGTGTTGTGGTGTTCATGTTTTTTTTTGGTGTTGGTGTTGGTGTTGGTGTTGGTGATTAGATAAGAACCTTTGACATCGAACGCTTCATGGTTTCATAGTTCTGAACCACTAAAAGGAGAGCATGAAAAGACTCTTTATTTTCTGGGACGTTTTGAGTAACTCCCTTCTCTCCTTTTTTGATGCCATCAAGATAAGTGAACTCATAGAAAAACCCGCCGTGAAGTTTCATAGTTTTCCCGGTGTATTCGATCTTGTCGCCGTTTCTGTAGCTAGTTGCTTTCATGTTTTGTTTTGTTGTTGTTGTTTTTTATGATCGCCTCTGGAGCCAGTATTTATCAGCTTCCGTTGGCTGTCACTCCATACACTCTACCATACTAAAAGAAACTTGCAAGATATATTTATGGGTAGAATGATCTTTTTTTCATGGAGTAGAGAAATATGCTTGACACAATCACGGAAAGGGAGTGTAACATATGGGAGCGCAAAGCGACCATTCTTTCTGGGTTATACTTTTCAGTTTATGGGTTTTCCTGATTCAGTCTCTTGTCTCTCGGCTTCGCCTCGGTCGATAGGGATCAGGAACACGACGAGGGGATGAACAAGGGAAGGTTGACTAGAGAATGGCACTATGTAAAACTCTGGAAAATGAACAAGAAAAAGACGCTATCTTCCAATAGCTTAAACCCTCGTCAATTAGCTTATGCAACACTACGAGCAAAGGGGGAGAATAAAAGCCAAGCATACCTGAAAGCCGGGTATAAAGCTAACACTATAGAACAAGCTGGATCGGGAGCGTATAAGCTAGAACAAGATCCAAGAGTCTCACAATATATCTCCACTCTCCAAGAATCATCCTTCATCAAAGAAGCGTTATCTGTCGCAGAAAAGCGAGCATTCTTGGCTGCCACCGTTCGAGCAAACCCTCTAGATCCTGATTTGCCTGGTCACCTCATCCAAGAGGCCCGCACAGAAGTTGATCCCGCAGGTAATGTTAAAAAGGTTATTAAACTACCTAGCAAACTAGAAGCAATTAACATTGATAACAAGATGGCAGGAGATAATTACGCCGATCGAGCAGGTGGAGAGATAATCAATCCCTTCCTTGCCATCGTGAGTCTGTTTTCAAATCAACCTGGCACGTTGCCAGCTATGCCAGCACAAGCACAAGTAATCGAAGCGGAGATTGTGCCAGCGGACTAGGCGAGCCGGGAGCCTGGAGAAAAGCCGGGAAGGGGGACACTAGAAAGCATTCTTCAAGGAATCTCTTCGGGTGGTGGGGCGGGGTATGCACGCCTGGCGTGGGGGCGGTCGTATACGATACTACCTTCCCAGAAAATATGGCATTTTGAAAACTTTCTGCTTTTTTTTATTGCGTGTGTGTCATGAATAGTTTATTTGTAAATTATGAAGATTAAAGCAGGAACTCAAAGAGAAGATGGGTTAGTATTTTATTCAATTCAACGGGGAAAAGAAAAATGGATTACAAAGGATAAGTTTGATTATTACCGAAATTTACAAACTCAATGGAGGTTAAAGAATAAGGAGAGGGCAAATGAGTTGGTTAGAAACTGGAATCGTTTGAATCGTGAAAAAGCAAAGGAAAGTGGATTAAATTGGAGAAAAAATAATCCTGATAAAATAAAAGCTATTGAAAAAAGAAGGCAAGAGAAAATAAAATCCCAAAATGTTGATAAGATAAAATCTAGACAAGAAAAATGGCGTTTAGCTAGAGAAGAGAAACTTGCATTAAAACAAAAACGCCTAGAAGAACGATTAGTTAAAAAAGCAGAAAAAGAAATGTTAAAAGCATTAAAGCCTAAAAGAGTATTATTAACTCCAGAAGAAAAAAGGTTAAGAAAACTAGAAATAAATAAAAAGTATTTTCAAAATAACCCGGAAGCCAAGGAAAAAAGAAATGCTCGCAGAAGGGAATGGATGAAAACTCCAGAGCAAAAGATGAGAAAAAAAGAATGGGCAAAAAGATATTATAAAAAATATCCAGAGAAATTGCGGGAGAAGCGTAGAAATAAAAAGAAAACTCCAGCGGCAAAAAAAAGAAAAGTTATACAAATTGCAAGAAAAAGAAAAAATGATCCTTTATTTGCTTTTAAAGATCGTATTCGTAATACAATTAATAAATGTTTGACTAGATGTGGTTATACTAAAAGATCAAAGTCTTTAGATATTTTAGGATGTTCATGGGATGAATTTTACAAATATATAGAATCTAAATTTGCTGAGGGAATGAATTGGAATAACAGGGGAATGGATGGATGGCACATTGATCATATTATTCCTTTAGCTGTGGCAAAAACAGAAGAAGAGATAATGAGATTGAATCATTATACAAACCTTCAGCCTCTTTGGGGTAAAGAAAATATGAACAAAAAAGATTTATTACCTGATGGAAGAGAAGCAAGGAATGTTACTTTTGCTGATATTGAACATCTGCTTAAACAGAACTCTACATTGGATTGCAGTAGTTGAAATGTATTGTATAGATGCTTGACGAGGTAATGAGAGTGGTTATAGTTTTTGGACTATGAACAAAGGTGAATTACTTATTACGTTGTTGAATGCGGCTACGATTGGTCATGTGTTACATTTGCAGAGTCGGAGCTATGCGGAGCATAAGGCATTGAATACGTTTTATTCGGAGATGCCTGATCTGGTTGATGGGGTGATTGAGGCTTACCAAGGAAGATATGGAGAGTTGATTGAGTATCCCGATCAGGTTGTGGAGTTGAGTGAGTATAAGGATGCCTTGGAGTTTGTGATGTTCTTGAAGATATTGCTTGAGGAGGATCGTTATGTATTGGGAGATGCGAGTGAGATCCAGAACCTTGTGGATGGGATTGCAGAGTTGATTGATTCTACTATTTATAAGCTGACGTTCCTCAAGTAGGGTGATCCACGAATTTAGCGTAAAGCGCACTTTACTTAAATCGGCGTTGTGTGAAGTGAATGTCGATTAAGCATCCATATCCATAGGTTCATGGTCAAAAAACAAGGATCTTTGACCATATAGGTAATCAACTACTAAAACGTTTATAATTAGTAGTTCGGTGATTCTTAACTCGCCAAAATAGACGAATGTTCCCCTTTGGAAATGCCTTAACTCGACTTTTGTTACGAGTTAGGGGTAGGGTTGTGTCTTTATCGGGTGGGTGAATTTCCGAAACTGTGTCTCGGATTTTATGCAAGGTTGTTAATTATTGGTGTGCGGCTTGATCGGGTATAATGCGGTGAATAATCGGGTAATCTCCGCAAGTGTAACCATACTTAACAAATAATCGTCTTTTTTGTAAGGTATCGTTTACAAAATGCGGATGTCTACGATCTACTACACAGGAGCAGTAATCATGAAATACTACTTTTGTGTGGTATGCGTTAGTTGACGTATTCTCTCAACTGAAGTTCTTCGTGGGCTTCTTCTTTCAGATTTGCAAGATCGGAAACAGCTTTTTCTAACCTTTCTTCTACAGGGCAAACATCTCCGCTTTCATGCCGATCTTTTTTTGCGTGGTGCAATTCACGGCAAGCACGACTTCCTCCACCAGATAGCGTTTCCGCAATATCAATTGCTTGGTTCAGAAGCTCACGGAGCCTTGCGACCTCGTTGCGTGTATGCCTTAGCCAATCATCAGAAATCTTCAACTCTTCAGATAAGGCCGAGTCAGATAGCAAAAATTCGTTATTTTCTTTGCGGAGCCGTTCGATCTCGGCTTGTGCTTTTACTTGGTTCTCTAGGGACACAGCTAGTTCCATCTCAAGTTTCAGTGCAAGCGACTTGTTAACAAAAATCTTTCTCCCAGACCAAATACAAGTTTCAGCGTCTGTGCGTGGAGTGGTTGATGTATTCATGAATCTAAATAAAAAAGCAAAGGTGATTGAATGACAAGAAAAAAGGTCGGAGGAGGTTCAGGTCGCTATCTCCTCTGGTTCGCAACAATTGGTTGACATCCCCCAGACTTGACCCCTCAATGCCTCCATCAATACAAATCCTATGCACTTATAAATATCTGTCAAGGAATTGGCTACCCACCACCAAAGGGTATAGGCTAATAATTATCTTTCTAAATTAGAGTATGGGCTTATTTTTTCCGAGGACGGCCCCTGGATTTAGAGGGAGCTGTTTGTTGAGACAACGCAACCCTGCCATAGATAGTCTTCTTGGCTAACTCCTCTGGCAAGTTATAAATGAATGCTCGTAGCCTCATCCGTTGCTCTGGATCTATGACCCCGGCAAGCACACTAAAGTCCTCGCCCAATGCGGCTAATCGCTTTGCTTCCTCAAGTGCTTCGTGTTGTAATTTCATTTATAAATAAAAATGCTTGTATTTAGAAAAAATTCGTCTAGTGCTTGCAATGTATGAAAAACATATTCTCCAAGAACAACCTTGAAAGGGCTTGTGATGAGTGTGGTGGAACTGGAAGTGATTGGTATGATGAAGGCTTGGGTGAACCATGCTGGAAGTGCCAAGGCACAGGCCATATAGCTACCGACGAGGGTAAGGCTATCCTCCAACTCATTGCACACCATCAGGGTAGTATCTTGCAATACTAATAATTACTTTTCTAGTCTTCTCCATCGGTCACGCCAAAGGAGATCGGCTAGACGATTGGCATAAGCTCTTACTTTCAATTCTGGAAGGTTAGGGTCAAGGATGTGTATCCCTTCGTGTAAAACAATATTGAGTCGTTTTTTACTTTTTAGTCTTGGGTCTATTTCAATTAGCTTATCAGCAAAGATAGCCTGACCATCGTTTCGTTCTCTACCTAGCTTCCTATCCTCAATCTTAATACGCCCTGGTAATTTCATAAGGCATTTTGTAGAGATTGAGATTTGTATTTGCGCTACCACACATACACCTGATGGTTTTCATTTCTAATTCACCCTTTTTAAAAGCACGTTTTAAACGCTTTGATGCAGCATCTTCAGATATATTTAGATGCTGTGACATTCGTTTAGAAGTAACCCATTCCGTATTATCAAAATCCTCTTCCCTTGGAACCTCTGATCCCATTGTTTGACCAATAGTATCAAGGATGCTTTTTCTTAAATCAGCCGAGGATGGGTTTAGTTTCTTTTGGCTCATAAGATATAATCTTGGTTGATGGTAATTCCCCTTTGTCACATCCCCTCCAATCTATGATTCCTACGCCGGGACGACATATCGAATCTCCAACAACCTTGTGAGCGTATTTAGTCAGCAACTGCCAAGCCGGAGTTACCATAAAGATTCCAGATCCATCGTTAAAGATTCCTCCCGTGTGTCGATGGCCTCGTAAATATATCTTTGGAACCTTATGACCTACACGGGAGTAATTCTGTCGAGCATTGCCCATTGTTATAGACATCGCTCCTGCCTCAAGGTATGCCCTAGAACTCGTCGGCATATGGTGGGCAATATCAATGAGCGTTCCGTTAATTTCAAGCAGTCCCTTGTCACCTAGCCAAGTTGCTCCTATTTCTCTAGCAATCATCTTTTCCCAATCGCCCACATGGCATTCTGTTCCAGCAGTCATATAAACCGCACAAGCCATTTTAGCCAGAGGTCGTAAACACTCAATAGCGGCAAGAGTATGATCCAAATTAAGAGCAGCAACAATTTCAGATGAACCATGATGGCGACCCTCAATACAATCGCCATTGATGATCAAAGCAAACGGGGTGTCTTTAAAATGATTAGCAATCTTTTTATCCTTGTCCTGCCAACATTGCCACAACCATTGTTGGTGGAGATTATTTCCTAATCCAATTGTGTTGCCAGTAGATGTCTCATGACCATCAGGCCACAACCCAACAGTAGAACCACAATGGAGATCACTTACAATGACAACTCCAAGTGGCTTTTGTTTTTTAGTCATTAGATTGGTGGGAATATGGTTTTGGGGGGTGACTTGATGACAGCTCTTTTAAGATAATAGCCGCATCCCTCAATGAGACTTCCTCATCTTCCATCATCTCTGCAAGAGTCTGCATAGATTTAAGCCGTTCAATCAAATGGTGATTGTAGCTAATAAGATCCAACTGCTCATCACGAAGATTCTCTGCATACCATCCAGCCCCGGCAGTCCAGAATTGAGTCTTATGCTCTGCTTGACCAGTCTTATACTTTTGTAAACCATTAGAACCAGCTTTTGACCAAATTTCAAAAGCATCTTGTTCAGCGTTCATTATGGTTATTTCTTTTTCCACTTTGCAGCATTAGCCGCAAATGTAGCCATTTTTCTAACAGCAGGAGATTTACTGTGCTTTAGTTCAGCGGTAGTTTTACCAGTCTTTTTTTTGACAGCAGTGAATCTACCTTTGTGACTTTCTTTAATATGAATGCCGCTTTTATTCATTGGTTGTTTTGGTTGAGAATCTATTCCAGACTCTATTGGGTTTGATATAGCCCAGAACATTACAGACATGGCAAGGACTTTTATTGGTATCTTTAAAATCAGATAAGCACTCTGGACAATAACCATTCCAGTAAGCAACACAGCCTACAAACCATTTTAAGAGGGAGAGCATCTGGTTGGTAAGTATTCTTTAAGTCAAGTTTCAAGTCAATACTCCACAGGCTAAAGAAATACAAAAGAGTAAAGGAAACTCCCCCCTGATCCCCCCACCATCAAGTAGGAAAGCCTGTCAGAAAAGAAAAGAAATTACTGCTCACCGAGAAATCTGCAAGCAGGGTATTTCCTCTCCTTTCAATCGGGTAGGGAGTTTTGATTCTCCAAAGCCGAGTTGTTGGATCATGTGGTACGCATTCACACCCACCCTCACTTGCTATAACGGGCAAGGGCCGCCAAGTGATGCGCCACTCAACGGCCCTTTGTTTCTTTTGAGAAAATGATGGGATCAGAATGGCGCAATCATTCAGATGAGGTGAATATGCCACACAATCCCAAAAAGTGTCAACATCCTTTATCCATCATAACATCCACAAGGCATTTTGGGTGAATCGTTTTCGTCCAACCACTCAAACATCTTTAGTTGGTTATCATCAGCCGCAACAATATCGCTCCACTTTACTCCAAAGTGTAAACCTTCAATTCTACCTCTTACATTCATATTTTGTTCTAGTTGGATAGCTCGTTCAAAGTATTCTGGATAATCTTTACGGAGTCTAATAATTTCTGCCAGTTTCATTGAGGGACAGAAGAAACAAGAAGACTTCCCTGGTAATGGCAGTCCATGACGATTTATTGTTTCAATGCATTCTTGTCTCCTCCACATCCATTCAATAAGAGGAAACCAATTTTTAGCCACACGATTTTTTCCTAATAAATTTTCAGTGATTCCAGTTGCCCTATGGCCTTCTCCTGCGTCATATCCAATGGCTTGATATACTGACTTTAAGTCAATCTGATCCATCCACTTCTTGATGAATTTTCTCTGTGGCTCTTGTTTGTATTTTAATGAACACGCTTTAATTCCATAAGCCAAAGAAGGAAGTTGCTTTCTCCTTATGCATTCACCTTCTAGTCCTTCAAATTTACCTTGGTATTTCTTTGAAACAATTTCAATAGGCATCCCCCACCACTCCATTGTCTTTTTAGACATCATCTCAATGTGGTTGTAGGTATGCGGCAATTCACCTCCAGTATCAGCAAAGATGATTAGCTCTGGCTTAATGTCTCGTTCTCTAAACCCGCATAGCATCGCAACAGAATTTGTGCCACCTCCATAAGCCATAACAAGGGGTAGGTTATCTTTCATGTAATCGTGGTTGTAAAAAAGAAACCCGAGATCCTTCACCAGTAATTTCTTATTGGGAGAGGGGTTGCCTCGGGACTGTTATGATAGTTTTTCAGTTGTATTCAAAAATAATTATAGCGTCAAGTTCAGAAGCCGTCATCATCACAACCCCTGCCTCCATACCCCCAATCCTCTTCCATTTGTTCTTCCTCCACATTGTTTTTGCTGTGGATTAATTTGTTCTCCCAGTCTCTTATTTCTTGAATGTCCAAGGAAACTGTCTCTTCCTCAAAATTAAACTCTAATCCTGCTTTTCGTAGCATTTGAACTGCATAAGTAAAAGAGTCAGCCAAATCGGGTGACTTCTTTAAGCGATGCTTCATGTCGAGCTTCTTCTCAACCGCAACTTTCCTGCCCTTGTGGGTATAAAGACGACTGCAAAGTTCGTTTATCATTATCCCATGTTTATCCACATCAATGCCAACTAAACTTCTTGTTGACATAGCAGTATGAACAGCAAACCAATATTCGGTAACAAGCCTATCGTATGCTTCTTTACAGGTTCTTTGATCCAAGTTGCTAATCTTTCGATCTGTGGGCATCCCCATTGAGGAAATAGGGAACAAGAACATTGCCTCTGGATGGTATTTGCTCCACTCAATGATAATTGCCCTCATCATCTTTCCTCCATCACCAGAAATATCCAATCCAAAGTCCCTTGGATGGACTCCATATTCAATACAATCTTTAACCAATTGGATTGCTATGGATTCTTCAAAGACATCACCCACAGATGAGGAGTATTCTCTAGTTCCAAGGTAAAAACCTATGCTCCTTCCTGTATCATTCTGTCCCATACGACAAAAAGTAGCCGCACATCTATCTCCACCAGCGGTAAATGCCGGGTCAAATCCACAAACCACCTTGGTTCTCCCACTCCAAATAGGTTCATAGTTTAAATTGCACCCTTGGATAAAGGCTTTTGAGAAAATTGTAAGCTCAACAGAGCTATCGGGCCACCATCCATAGACATTTCTCCAATACTCAAGGGCATTTTTGTTCCCGTAGCATCGTTTTAGGGTATTTGCTTCTCCTTGGATGGTAAGAAAGCGATCAAAGGGAGGTATTTCGGCATCAGGTAGCTTAAAGTTTGGGCTATCTTCTCCAGAAAGGTGTAATGCAACCCCTGTGCGAGTCCTCCACTTCTTTGTATAGCGTGTAACTGACTCCCATTCCATAGGATCATCAGGTTGACACAACTCTGTATGAGGGTTATTGGCAGTAGCAGCAGGATTTGCCATCCCCCCAAAAATGAAATCAGGATTTGCTCCAAGGTTTACCCTGGTATCCAATGCGTAGAGATCCATTTCTGCCAACTCATCCAAAAACAACCTCATTCTGGCATTCTTACGACCTCTTGTATTCTCAACGGCTCGCTTTCCTTCTCCACCTTTAGGGAATGCCAATGCTTTGATGGCATTTGTATAGTCTCGTTCAGTATCTTTGGTATCAATGCTCTCAAAAACAATCATTCTACGATATTCAACCAAATTTCCAATGGTTGCTCCCTTGTATTGGGCTTGGATGTTACGCATTGCAATTCTATAAAGGGTGCAAACCTTACCCCATAATCGGTCTTCTGAAGCATCCAAAGAGGTAGAAGCTACATAGGTTGAGGTAACATTTGGGGCGCAAAGCCAATCAATTACAATGCAAGCGGCAACAGAAAAGGTTTTTCCGCTGGATGCACACCCCGCAATACCCCAATCGTTTTCATTACAGAACAAATCTATAATATCCAAGGCATAGTTGTTGGGTATTCCTTGGGATTGGAGCAAAACATCATTGCCATAAATCAAATTAAAGCAATTGATCATGTGCTGTGTGGGATTCTTTAGGTCAGTATCTTCAATCCTGATCCCTCGTTTGATCCTTTCACGCCTACCAAACTCACCACGAGTATAAACGTATGCCATTAATTCCCTAATGAATTGGGGGCTACTCTCAAAATATGGAATGCCGTATGTAGTGTCTTTTGGTGTGTCCAGACAAAGACCGTTATAAATCATGTGCAATAAGAATTGACAAATTTATAAAAAGAATGCAAATCATTTACGCAACATGAGATTAAAGGATCGTAACGGGCCAATCCCATCGGGACTTTGGTATGAGTATAGCGATGACAAGGGAACAAAGTATCGTGTAAATGGAATGGAGCTTACTTATGGGGCATCCTTCACAAATAAGGTGAAGTCAGATATGCAAAATAACAATGTCCAAGTGCCAGATAATTTAGAATACTTGATTGAACAACAAATTTGTGGCAGGATTGCTGGTCAATATTGTTGGCAAGAGGCTGGCGACAAGGTAGCGAATGTAATTCATAGCTTCGCAAACCTTGGTGATCGTGTTGCGGCAAGCCTTGGCATTAACGCCAACCTTGAAAAAACCGCAAAAGGTTGCACCTCTTGTCAGAAACGCAGACAAGCAATGAATCAAACTTTAGGTTAAAATGGCAAAAACAAAAAAGATTGTAAATCGTGAGGGAGTATCAAGTTGGGGTTTTAATACCATCAACTCCAATGGCGTAGCTCCTACTAGCCGAGTCCAAACGGCAAATGATGCGTTTACAATTTGTTGGAACCTTCGCCTTGATAATGCTGGTCGTGAACGTAAGTGGGGAAGGATTTACAAATGTTATAAGGGTTTTCCCCCTACGGATTATAGCCAAGTAGCTTCTCGCCAGTTGTCAGGAATGAGCAATGTGCCATTCCGACAGATGAAATTCATTGTTGATAACCAAAAATCCTCATTTGTGGATATGGTTATGGAGCGAAACACTGCTGCAAACATTGTTACCAAGATTGGAAATCCAACTGAAAAGAAACAATGGAGTGACTTAATCAGTATTGGATTTGATCGAATGCTTCGTTCTTGGACTTCCTACAATTACAATGTTGAGTTGGATGTTGAGGAGATGAGCCTTTATGGAAAAGGGTTTGAGATTGCGGAAGACCGGGATGGATGGCCTACAAAGAGCTTTCATAATTCTAATGTGTTAATTCCAGATAAAACGTATGCGGATCTCACGAACTTGGGGGAGATGTGCATTAAACGTAGCTACACACCCCTTGAGTTCTGGCTCAAGATTACTGGCGGGGAGGAAGATCCAGTAAAAGCACAGGCACACGCTACCGATATGGGTTGGAACTTCTGGGCTTGCGTGGATGCACTCCGAATGTTCACCACAAACTACCGCAATACTTATACAAATACGGAATGGTTGCGTGATGTAGCCTCTGGAAACCTTAATCTTTCTCGCCTCTACACACTTCGCATTGAGTTGTATGAACTTTACATTATGGAGTTCAACGGATCTATTTCAAAGATGCTCCTACTCCAAAACTACGGAGGACTTGTTCTTGGCTATAAAGAAAATGGACGTAAAGATTTAAGCGAAGAAGAGTATCGTGATCAGACGGGATTCCTTTATTACAAGAAAGATTGGGTAGAAAAGGATGGCGATGGTTGGGAAGACATCATTGCCCCAATGACTGACTCTACGGGTTCTGGTATTTGGCATGAGATCCAAGGTCTAGCTGAAGCTATCTTTATCCAATGCCGAGCTTACGACATCCACATGAATCGTGCTTTTGATTCAATGGATTGGTCAACTCGTTTGATGCTTAAAGGAGGTTCTGCTGAATCTACAAAGAAGTTAAAGCAAATGGAGTGGCAGCCCTGGATGATCCTTCCCCAAGATGTTGAGCCAGCCCAAGTTAATTTGAGCGTTCCTCTTGGTGAGTTGTTTGCAGGGATGCAGATGTATCAGCAAGATATGTATCGTGGTATTGGTGCATACAATATTGGAAATTCTCAAAGAGGTGGAAAGCAACGCACAAAGGGTGAGGCAGAACTTGATGCCGCTGAATCTGCCAAACTCCAAGGAACCCAGATTCGTCGATTCAATGACAACCAGACTCGTTGGCTAAAGATGCTTTATAAACGCATGAGTCGCACAACCAAGGGCGGGTATGGTTATAAACTCAAAGAGAAGTTTGTAGATTTCATGAATGAGAATGGCGTTCCAAAAGAAGCATGGAAGTGGGAGAATATTGAGAACTTTGAATCCAATATGCTTTCTGGCTCTGGAAGCCCATCTTATAAGCTGATGGCGGCACAACAGACTGTTTCACTCACGGGAATGACTCCTATTAATGATGGTCAGGCTAATGCTATTGCTGATGCCATTGCCGCACTCAATGGTCGTCAAAATGTTAATCGTTACTTCCAGCATACCAAGGTTGAGATTCCTGATGAACAAGGAATCATCTCGATGGAGAACATTGGAATGACTGATCCTAAAGGAAATGCCGCAAACTTCCGGGTATATCCAGATCAGAACCATGTGGAACATTTCAAGGGCCACATCCAAGATGCTGCTGTATCAATGCAGGAAGCCCAACAAGCTCTCCAAAGTGCAGGGGTTAATCCACAAGCACCTATTCGTGGTCAAGCTGCTGGCGGGGTTTCTGAAGAGGCTATTGAGCTTATTAAAGACATCTATGCTTGTCTCATGCGATTCAAGGGGCCACATCTTGTTGCCCACCTTGGATTCATCCAGAAAGATCCTTCCAAAAAGCAGATTGCACAACAATTTGGTCAGCAAATGCAACAGCTTCAGCGTGGTGTTGATGAGCTTGGTAGTCAGCTTGGACAGATTGAGCAAGCCAAACAGCAATCTCAAGGTGATCAGTCCCAGAATATGTCACCAGAGCAAGTCAAACTTCACGCTCTGGTTGCCAAAGAGTCCATGCAAACTGACTTCCTCCAGAAGAAAGAGAACATTAAGCTAGCTGCAATGGCACAGAAAGCCAAGTTGCACGATGCAATGCACATGGAAAAAGCATCTACCGACCTTGCAATCAAGAGGGCAAAAGCCGCTAATGACATCCAGATCCACCGAGCAAAGGCATCACAGAATGCTAAAGTCATGGAGGATCAAAATACGCAAGAGTTAGATCACAATGAACAACAGAACGCTCAAGACATGGCAGCTCAACAAGCCGCTATCGCACAGCAAGAAGCCATAACCACGCAAAACCCTAACACTGGACAAGAAAATGGATGATAAAAAAGAATCTATAATTGTATCACATGAAGGGTGGTTTTTATTTTGTCCAATTTATTGGTCAGATGATAAAGAACAAGCAATTGCTAAATACGATCTTTTTTGGTTATTTGATTTAGCATTGCAAATTCAACAATTTAGAAACTGGGTTTTATCATTTTTTAATATTGAAGGTGGATTCCCATTTAACTTAAAACAATTAAAACAACAAAAAGTAATAAGTTATCATGGATAATAAAAACGTATTAAATCTAGCGGCATCAATTGTTAATGACAAACGATACAGCGAGTTAAAGACAGCAATTTACGAGGATCTTGTAGCCAAAGATCACGCAACAGTTGTTTCGGTATTCAAGGCTCTCCAAGAATGGGCAACGGAAGCTGATGATAACAAGTTTGAGACAATAGAACGTCCCAAAATAGCAAAAGTAAGCACACATGATTTGGATCTTGATCCCGATCTTGATGATTCACTCACACCAGAAGAAATCAACCTCCGCAAATAACAACCACACAACGCCATGTCCGAACCAACCAACGATCCTACGCTCAATCCTAACCTTACTGCCGCATCTATTGCTGATAAAGCCGCAAGGGATGCTGCTGTAAAGCAAGCAGATTCTTTCTTCAAATCAGAAATCAAAGAAGCACCAAAGGGAACTCCAGAAGATTTGTTCCGTAAGTTTGGAGCAAAACAAGCAGAAGATGCTGAAGCTCATCAAGAAAAAATTGATGAATCAAAACAAGCTAGGCGTGACATTGAAGAAAACAGGCCAGAACCAGAGATCAAGGCATCATCGGTTGATGATGAGAAGAAGCCGGGATACATCAAATCCCTCAAGCAAACCAATGAGCAGCTTTCTAAAGAAGCCGCTGAACTCAAGGCCAAGGTTGCTGATTATGAGAAATCCAAAGCAGAAGTTGAAGAGCTACGAGCAAAGATTGATGACTCTGAAACGAAGAAACAGGTTGATAAACTTCAGAAAGAATTGGAGTTGGCAATCAAGGAAAAGCAAGAACGTGAAGAAACTTTATCAAACGATTTGGAAGAGCTTCGCAAAGCTAACGCATTCCTTAATCTGCCCGCTGATTCAATCTTTAAAGAAACTTATGATGCTCCAATCCTTACTGGATATAATCAGATCAAAATGATTCTTGGTGAAGACCCAAACTATTTAATGGAGTTTGAAAAAGCAGTTGCCGCTTATGAGACATCACTTCGTACGGGAGATCAGAACGAGCGATCCAGACAGCGTGAGATTTCCAAACAAACTCTTAATTCCATCTACGAGAATCTTTCTCCTATGGAACAGGCTAAATTTAATACTACGGCTTATGATGTTCTTGGTAAGGTTGAGAATCGAATCCAAGCACTCCAAAATTGGGAAGTAACTAAAGCACAAGCAGACGAAGAAAAGAATCGTCGCACAACTATGACCAAATCCCAAATTGGCAAACGCTGGCAGGATGCTCTTACTCAAGCCAAACAATCACTCCAAGATTCAATTAAATATCCAGAGGAGATTGCAAAGATTATTGCATCACAAAAGATTGATGACGATACAACAGAAGATGAGATGATTGCTGAAGCAGCATTGCGTGAAAATAGCAGCTATGCTCCAGAACAAATCACCCGTGTTCTTATGCAGGGAGCAAGTTTTAAAAAAGCTAAAGCCTATTCATTTGCTCTTGAAAAAGAAAACTCTGAACTCAAAGAAACCATCAAGAAAATGCGTGGTTCATCTACCGGAGATGGTAACATTGGATCTTCATCTGCTGGCAAAGCAACAGAAGTTGAAGAACGTACGCCAGCATCACTTTTTGCTAAATTTAGAAATAGATAAATAATGTGTTGACGAGCTATTAGAAAAACACTAATAGCTTGTTTAGACATTTTAACTGGAATGGTCGGTTTTGATTAACCAACTGCTCTTGGTGGAAGCAACGAGTCTGATAGCGTCAGACATAAATAAAAAGCAGGTTGCCAAACTAAAGAGTAGTGGGTTGGTTAAAAAAGACCCGCAATGGTTGCCAGGTTGCAAACCCAAACAAACACTAACCATGTTCCAAGGGGGAGCAATCCTTTTTGGGACAAACATATAAACCCAAAAACTTAAAATTATGGCCGCACAAAATGGCGTAACATTCTCATCCTGTCAGGATGTGGATACCCTCTTTAGAGAGGCTCGTACATACTACAATCCATTCTTCATCAAGAAGATGGCGATTAACTCGATCTATTATGGTCGTCTTGAAACTGAAACTTGGCCTCTGAATACCCTTCCCACAATGAAGGCATTCCGCTTTGGTCGTGGATGGTATAACCCAAATCAGCCTTGGGAGCAGGTTCAGTCAGGTCGTTGCATCCAGAACGCAGATGACGTTCAGTTTGAGACGATTGCTCACCCCGGTACAGAATCCTATAGCTTCAGCCTTTTCACCAAGGCAATGCGAACCGATTGGTATCAGCTTACTGATTTCATGTATCGTCTCTTCCCTCAAGAGGAGATGGATCACATCATGGCAACAAACGTCAACATCACGAAAAACGTGCATGAAGAGTTTGCTCGTTCTAACTGGATCGGTGGTGCTGGTCACAAGTGGGTTCCTATCTCCAATGGTCAGAGCCTCGTTTCTTGTGCCACTCCTGATGATCAGATGTTTATCGTTCAGCCCTTTGAGGGAACGAATGAAGGCAGCTTCAACATGGGCTATGTCTATGTTAAGATGGCAGCTTCCAGCCTTAACAACATCGGTCTTCTCTCACTTGATACCCTTGATGATATCCTCATCAACCTTCAGCGTGAAGATGATGCCTATCGTCTCGATGTGAGTGAGGCCGCTGGTCGTCCTCTCCTTGAGATCATTGTTCCTGATGCCCGTGTCCTTCGTCAGCTCTGGCAGTATGCCAAGCAGTCTGGTGGATGGTGGGAGAGCGTTAGTGACTTTGATGACAAGCAGCTTCAGTACTCTTTGGGTATTGATCGTGTCATCGGTAACTACGCTTTCTGTAACGACATCAATGGTGTTCGCTTAAACGTGGATTGGGTATACAACGCTTCCCTTCCTACGTTCAACGTGAATGATCCTACGACATGGCCTCGTCTGGTGCGTGTTCTTCCTTACTACCCCGTCACAACGGAATTAGGTTGCAAATACATCCAGAATCCAGCCTTCCAGTATGCTGATTTCGGTATCACGAATCCTTGGGTCAACAAGGCAATGATTAAATGGATCAGCCCATCACAGAGTGGTATTGGAGAAGCCCAAGGCATGACCCAGAACTATGCTGGTGATTGGGAGTGGAAGAACCCAGATTGGGAGTGCAACATCAAGCGTGACCAAGGTTTCTTCTGGAACCAGTTCCGTATGGGTATGCAGTTCCAAGATCCTACTCTGATGCACTCAATCCTTCACAGGTTGAACAATGCACAGTTGGTGATCCCTGCGGCTTGCACACTCTCGCCGAACTATGCCCCTCAATACACCCCCGATTGCTACGCTTGCAACAGCACTGTTAGCCAGCCTATCTAATCAATAAGGTAAACACACGATGTCACTTAATAACGCAAATTACGGCCCGTCGAGTGTCCTCAACGCCCCTGCCCTGCTATACGCAGGGTACGGGCAACCGTTGACACCCTACTTTGTTGCGGTAACAACTGGAACATCGTTCACCATCCCTACAAGTGCCCTTACCTGGTCGATCTCGACTAGCGGTGGTGGTACTGCTGTAGTTGGCGGTGTTACGATTACTGGTGCATTTAACCTTAATGGTAGTGGCCCACTTCAGAGTGCTATTACTATTGCTCCTTCATCTGAAACGGTCAATGTTGCTTATACGCTTAATAACGTCATTTACAACACTCCTAGCTACTATTAATCTTAACTAATCAAACAAAACTAATTATATGTCCGTCCCTAAACCCACTCCTAACAATCTTACGATTGTTCGTTTCGGCCCACAAAATGTAGATTTCACGAAAACTGGAACTTACATTCTTGGTGACCTTCCATATGACGAGAATGTTTTCGTTCCTACGAATGCATTTATCGTCTATTCAAATGTTGTTGGCCCAGCTTCTGGTTCAACACAGTTCTCAACGGCTGCTATTGTAAACATCAATGACTCTATTTCGGGTCAGAACATTGTTGCGGCAACATACCTTCCTGTAACTGGTATTCCTGTTACTTCTCCTGCTAATACAGTAGTTGTAAGTGGTGGAACAACCCTTGGTGGAAACCTATCACAAACCATCCTTACCCTTATTGGAGCTACTTCCAGCACAACTGGTGCGGCTCCTGGGTATGTGCTTGGTGGGCTTCCTCTTGCAGATCAGCTTCCTTATGGAGCTACTGCAATTAGCCCAACTGGTAGTTTCCCTGTTGCTTCCGCTAATGCTGGTGGTGCGGCTTCTGTTCAAACATTGAACTTGAATGTTACCACTGCCGCAGTTCCTTCGGTTACTGTTAGCTCCTCGACTACCTCAAACAACATCACTACGCTTACGCTGTCGGCTCTTCCTGCTTCGTTTGTCGCTGGTGCAGTTGTTAACGTGCTTGGAGTTGGTGCTGGTTACAACGGAACGGTTACGATTCTTTCGACAACCGCTTCGCCAAACACCATTACCTACTACAATCCTAGCATTGCTTCTGGCACTACTGGTGCTGGTGGTACTGTTGGCGCATTGTCTGGTGACGTTTACGTTGCTGGTTACCTGTTCTAATTAAACTCTGGATGCCTTGGGGGTTCTATCCCCCCAAGGTGTCTTACCAATTTTATAGCCATGTCTGTTACTGCTCTTACATTTCCTGCATTTGTTGACACAACTTCAAGTGAACAGCTTTGGCAGATTTTTAATGCCATCCAAGGTGTAACTCCACCAACAAATTTTGCATTTGGTCAACAAACTATAACCACAACTGCTGCTTCATTACCATCATCGGTTTTGGTAAATGGGGTAGTCCTTACTAACGGAGGAACGGCAATTATGTATATTGGAGGATCTAGTGTAACTAGCTCTACTGGATATGCGCTGGCTATTGGAGCAAGCGTAGGATTAGCAGTCGCAAATCTTTCTTCCGTTTATATTATTGGAACAGCATCGTCTGGAAATATTTCCTATATCGGCTCATAATTTATGCCAATCCCTCCTTTTTCATCAGTTGGGCCAAAAGGAAACACAGGATCCCCAGGATCTGGTTCAACATTAAATTTTACATCTTCAAATGTTGCAGCTTCTGTTGGTTCACGATATTTAACTACTGGCACTATTTCTATTTCTGACCCAACTAGCCCGTCACCAACAGCAGGACAGGCTTATGAGGTAATTATTGGAAGCGGAACAGTTTCTTTAGGTTCAGTGGTTTATTCTAAAACAGGCATTGAATTGCTTCGTTATTATAACGGAACAAGTTGGTCAACGATCCAACCAATTTTGCAAGGAGTTGATGCTCCTTCATCATCTACTGATTATAGTTCTTTACCAAATAATACTATTCCTTCTGGTTCGCAAATTTACATGGCAAATCGAAATGCAAATACCATGTGGATAATTTCATCTTCCGATGCAAATTGGAAAATTGTTGATAAGTATTCTCTTTCTTGATTAAATCACCACACCTTAACTAAAATCATTATGAAAAAAACACGATCTCTGTCTCTGGCATTAATATTAATTGCCTCTTCAACTTTTTCTCTTTTTAGCCAGACAAACGTTGGTGACATCAAATATAGTCAAATCAATAGCAATGGAATTGCAATTGGAAAAGCGTGGAATGGAAATGGGTTTGTTTATGTAAATTCTACAAATATAACTTCAAGTGTTGTTTCTTCAATTGCGTGGAATTACATTCAAGGTGTTCAGCAAAATGTTGCCCCTACAAATAGTTCTTTTGTATTTGAAGGTGATTCTATTACTTATGGATTTTCACAAACAAATGGAAGTGTTCCATGGACACCGTATGGGGCTTATGGAACTGTATTGACTAATTTAAGTTTTGCAAAAGGATGCACAAGCACAATTGTGGCATACAATGGAAGAACTTCTGGATCAATTACTGGCGTAACAAATACTTACAGTAATAACATTCTTTTTGATTATACAAATTCTATTCGTGCTTTGAGACCAAGCACATTTGGTGGATCTGGAGGAACAAATGTTTATCTAAATTTAATGATTGGAATTAATGATATTTTTTATACTAATTCGTTATTGAATATTGAAAATAACATTCAATCATTTATTACTCAAGCTCACGCAGATGGTTTTAAGGTAATATTAAATACTATTTTAGATACAACTGCGCCGCTATACAGCACTGCAAATCCAATTCAAGCAACAATTCACCAACAGCTTAATAGTGATATTCGTGCAAATACATTTAATACTTCTACAAATGCAACAAACACATTTGGTGCGGATTATATTTGGGATGCAAACTCTGCTTTGAATGATCCTACAGATACTAATGTGTTTTTTGACAATTTGCACCCAACTCAATATGGACAAATTTCTTTAGCAAAAAGCCTTAACAGTTGCTTGTCTTCTGGTGGATTCAATGTAACTTCTCCTGCTCCATATAATCAAAATTACACAATATCTGGAACTTTAACAAATTGGGGTTCTGCTACTTTTCAAGGAGGAATAAATGTAAATAGCATTACCAATCTTGTTACAATAAACGCAACAGGAAATAGTTCTATGGTTCAATTTGGAAATTTATCTAATTCCATTAATATTGGATCTACTAATACTATTTCTACAAATGGAGCAACAATAGACAATTTTGGTAACACCTTATACATTGATCCAGCGATTTCTGGGGCATTGCGATTTGCAACACTGCATCAAACAACAATTACATTTGGAACTAATTTAACAACATTCAACGGGCCTATTTCTTTTCCATCAGGATCAATAGATTCAACTGGGATTAATGTAAGCAATATTACCAATGTTGTTAGCATTAATACAAATGGATCAAGTTCAATAATTCAATTTGGAAGTTCTGCAAATTCAATTAATATTGGCTCTGCAAGTTCTTTGCCCGCAAATGGGGCTACTATAGATAATTATGGAAGCACTTTATACATTGATCCAGCAACCTCCCAACCATTAAGAATTGCAACAATCCATCAATCTTCTGTAACTTTTGGAACAAATGTTACTACATTTAATGGGCCTGCCGTTATTGTTGGAGGGTTAACATTAACTGCTGGATCAAACCAATTTGGTGGAAGGGTTACACTAGTTAATGGAAATGCCACAATTACATCATCTGCAATAACAACTTCATCTGTTATTGTTTTAAGTTTTGCAACAGTAAATGGAGCAAACAGCTATCCTCAAGTTGTGGTTAGCAATGGATCTGCTGCAATTTATGGATTGACTACTGATAATGGTTCATACAACTGGATAGTAATTAATAGAAATTAAAACAATGCACTCAAATGATTCTTCTTCATTATTTGGAGCCGCAACGGGCGTTTTGTTTTTTTCGTTTTCTTTAGTTCCAGAAGTTCCTCCAATTGCTCAATGGATTTGTTTAATTCTTTCTGCAATTGCTTCAATTTTGGCAATATCAAAAAACTTTTACAAATAACCTCAACAAAAACAACCATGTCAAACACAATCAAATCTTGGTTTTTAGAAAAACTTGCAGAACTTTTTGGTTTTGCTAAAGCCTACGCTCAAGCATTGCTTCCAATTTTAGAAGGTGATGCCTCATTACTGCTACAAAAGATTTTGCCTATTGCATTGACGGCTGTAGAGTCCCTTGCGACAAGCGGTCTTTCTGCTTCGATTAAAAAACAAACAGCGTTTTCTCAAATTGAAACAGCGGCCAAAAATGCTGGAATCTCCGCTGGAAGTTCTGCAATTAACCTTGCTATTGAGCTTGCAGTTGCCAACTTGTCAGCAAATAAAGTTTCTAAATGATCCTTCCCTTTCAGCATTTTATTGTTCAGGTTGCGTTAAGCCGAAGTGGGCCATATTTAGTAAAAGCAATTACGGCTATTGCTTCTTTAGGGGTTGCAAAATTAGCCATCTTTATCCCCAACATTGACCACTACATTACACAACCAGTTCTTGTAGGGGCAATCTGGTGTATTATTGATTCGGCTGTTAATTCATTGCCATCTTCTATAATTAAAGAATACGGGAAAAGCATACAGGAGACCTTAAATGAAGCTGGAGCTAATTTGAAAGTCGATGGAGTTATCCTTTCAAAAACAGCAAACGCCACTTCAATTTTGATTAAAAAATAAAGCAATGAAAAATCCAATATGTGTTGGAGTTTTTCTTATTACATTTTTGTCTTTTTGGGTTGATATAATTCATAGTATTAGGTTTCAGCCCGAATTAGGGTCATACATAGATAAAAAAGGAAAATCTCGTCCATATATTACAATTAATGTTAATGGAGGGGCTAAATTTTAATCATGACAATCCAGGAAATCATAGATTACTCTACTGGTAAATATACCCCAAGGTTTACTTTTTGGTTGAAGTTCATCTGCAATGTTGAGGCAACTGTTGATCACCAAGGAAACATCGTCAAGGAAGATGATCATGATGGAGCCGGGATTACATTCTGTGGCCTCACCCAAAAGTATGATCACTTACCTGATAATCCTACTCCTAAATGGATAGCTGATACCTATCACGACTATTACTGGTCAGAATCAAGAGCTGATCTTCTTCCTCAAGGGGTTGGAGAAGAGGTAGCCAACATTGCCGTGAATGAGGGTTACGCAACTGCATTCAAGATACTCCAGCAGTCTATAAATGCCCTTGGAATCCACATTGCTATAGATGGTAAGATAGGCTCTCAAACTGAAGAAGCAGCATTCCAAGAGGACGCACATCAATTGTGTTTGATGATTGGTCAATACAATGATGAGCATTATAAAAATATAGCTGACAGACGCCTCGATTTAAGGAATAATCTGCGAGGCTGGTTGTCTCGTGACCAGCAGATGATCCAAACTTTCGCCTAATGAATTACAACAATAATCAGATTTACAACTCAAGCAACTATTGTGGTTGTGGGCAGCAATATCCTGTTGTGCCAGGATCTAATCCTAGTCTACAAACATGGAATGGGCAAAGGTTTGTAGTTGCTGATGGGTCTTTCATTAATCCGATTTCTTTGCCATATTTGCAAATTTCAGCATCAAGTCAATATATTTTGGGGGTAAATTCAAAACAACAATTAACTTTAATACCAATAAGTTTATCTGCTGCGGGTTCAATTGCCCCTCCTAGTTCTCCCACTGATTTCAGCACTTTGCCGGGAGGAATTATTCCAACGGGAAGCCAAGTATATTTTGCCAATCGTGATCAAAATACTTTATGGACAATTTCAGCATCAGATTCACAATGGAAAATTGTTGATAAATACCAATTAGCTTAATATGCCTTGTTACAATACAGTCCCAATTAGCATTATTCCTCCTACTAGCCAAGGAATTGGCCCTCTTGTTTGGCAGAATGGCAGCCAAATCAATAGGCTTAATTCTCCATATAACCCATCATTGGTTATTTATGATGGCTCTGTAACTCGTTTTGGTGATGGGTCAGCACAAACTCCTATTCCTTTGCCTAACCTCCAACAAGTAAATTCTAGTGTTATTGCTTATAGAGTTGGTTTAAATTCTAATGGTCAGCTTTCAAAATGCCCTAGCTCTAATTATGGAAACTTTTACGACACGACTACACAAGTAAGTGCTGGAACGACTATTGCAAATCTTATTAGCATTAATACTACTGATATTTCTAATGGAATTTCATTAGGAACAAATGGAAAACTTATTTTCTCTAATGCTGGAGCGTATTTAATTAATTTGCTTGGTCAGTTTAAATTTACTGGAGGTGGCACTGGTGGGAATATTACTGTTTGGTACACAATAAATGGGAATCAACCAAATGTTGCTTCATTTACTTTTTTCTTGCCAACCAGTAATAACTTTCGAGTTCTTGCAAATGTTGAAGACATAATAAATATTAATGCTGGAGATTACATACAATTTTATTGGTGGAGTGATGTAAATCCTGCTGCCAACATTGCATTGACTTATCTTGCTGCTGGAACAAACCCAACAAGGCCAGCATCTCCAAGTGTAAATGTTTCTGTAAGTCAGCTTAATTAACCAGCACTTGATCTTTTTTTAAAAACCAACTAAAACTTAAAACTATGTCTTGTGGATGCAACAATAATGGATGGGGTGGATGTGGATGTGATAACACAGTCCAGTATGCACCTTCAGCTTGTAACTCTAACTTCCCAACAACTTGTGACGCATTAGGACAAGGCGTTATTCAGCGTGTAGTGGGCGAAGATTCTGCTTCTTGCAAGTATACTGTTCCTACTTTTAATTCTAATAGCTTGCTTTCATACAATGCCTCTACTGGCCTTGTAAATTGGGCTGATGGATCTGCATCTAATCCAATTTTTCTTGGTAACGGAAACCAAGTTTCATCTTCAACCGTAGGAGCAATTCAAGGAACTACTCCCACGGGTCAGCTTGTTGAATTTAATCCATCAACATCTGCTGAAACACAATTCCCAATTGTATCACCTAGTGGCAGCACAACGACTTGGGGAACCATTGAAAATATCATCCCTAACCAAGGAATAGTTTATAAGAACTCTTCTAATGTAGTTGCACAGGCCGCACTTGGAACCGCTGGTCAAGTTCTTACAATGGTTGGTGGAGTGCCAGCTTTTGCCACTCCAGCTACAAATGGATTTGTTGACGCTCGTTCCGTAAATATCTCATACGCAAGCGTTACTTCATTGAGTGTAAATTTTGGAAATCTAGTTGTTAATAGTGTTGCTGGAAGTGGTATTGCTATTAATAATTCTTCTACTTACACGCTAAACCTTTCTACCAATAGCCTTCCCAATGGACTTGATACAGGTTCTTTAATTGCAAGTACTTATTATTATGTATTTGCAATTTACAATTCTACAACATCTACCGTTGCTACACTTGCTTCAATAAGCCCAACTGCTCCAACCCTTCCAACTGGATATACATATTTCCGTTTGATTGGATTATTCCGTACAAATTCATCTTCCCAGATTGATCCTCTCTACAACCAGAATGGCAGGGCAGTAAACCTTGGGCAGACAGCAAACGTTGTTGTCTCAACACAATCAACACAAGCCACAAACAAATACTGGTCTGGATCTATTTCATACGCCCCATATCAGTATGTTGATAAAGCATTCTTCCGATTTAGCCTAGTTGGTGCTGCTGCTACTCAAACAGCAAATGTAGTTATTTCAAATATTGCCGCTGGATCAACAGGAGCAACATATCAGAACGTAGTAACTACAAATGAAATTTATGGAGCGTTTATTGTTGCTCCATACACAACAGCAGGAACAAATATTGTATATTCCACAACAACTTGTGTTGTTCCTAATAACTTAGGAAGTTACTTTAATATCTATACTACTGCTGTTCTTGGAACTGGTGATTCATTTACCCTTCAAATCTCTGGTTACGAATTGAGCTTCCTCTAAAATGGCGAGCGATGGCAGAGTCTACGATGGATCTACGCTAACGATTGGAATGGATGCGGAAACGCATCCTTCAGTCCTTCCAGCGGAATTTGTTTCATCGTGTGTAAACCGATCCTTTAGACAAGGAGTAAATGCTACTCGTCCTCCTTTTACGGAGATTCCAATTACACCAGCCTACGGACAAGATCCATCCATCCTTACCGCTTTCCAAACTGGAAACTTCCAAGGTGCTTGGCCTTATAAATCAATCAAGACGGGATCACTAGATGGGTTTGTGGTATCAGTTGCTGGAACAATCTATTTCCTATCTATCGTCAATAATGTAGGAACTCTTTACAAACTCATTGATGGAAATGATCCAACCATGATGCACACATGGTTTGTTCAAGCTGAAGATTGGATGTATATCCAAAACGGATACCAAGATCCTATTGCATGGTCTGGAGATATATCTGGTGTGCCAACAAATCTTCAAGCAAAGGGAAATGGTTCAACTAGCATATCTTTAACATGGACAGATAATGCTCCAGGAGCGATTCAGAATGAAATTCAAGTTCAGTATAACCAAGGAATATTTGGAACGATTGCTTTAGTTCCTTATTCCCAAATATCCTATACCTTTACTGCTCAATCTTCATCTATCCAATACGCATTCCAAGTTCGTAGTGTATTTCCAGATGGGTCATCTACTCCTTGGTCAAACATTGCAACAACTACTGCTGGTAATACAACCATTACAACAGCACAGCCAAACGCTTGCTTTAGACTCAATCCTGTCAAGCAACAGATGCCGATTGGAACAATCATGGCTTATGCTTATGGTCGTGTAGCAGTCAGTGATGCCAATAACAATATTTACGTTTCTGACATCATCTATGGGAATGGATTCACAACGACATCCAATACCCAAAACTTTACCGAGCAAACCTATTGGCAAGAAGGTGGATCATTTACACCTCCTGCCAACCTTGGGTTGATTACAGGCATGAGGGTAATGCCATCCCTCAACATCAATGTACGAGGTCAGGGCGAGCTTGTGGTGTTCTGTGAGAATGGATCATTTACTCTTGATCTCTCCCAAGACCGAACAACATGGCAAACCAACAACATCCAAAAGGTTTCCCTTATTGGTCGTGGTTGCCGTTCTCCTTGGAGTATTGCAGGGGTTAATAACGATGTTTATTTTCGGGCTGATGATGGATGGGCTTTCTACAACAATGCCCAAGTAGATTTTTATCAGGCTCTTTCTTTCCGTAAAGTCTCCCGTGAGGTTCAACCTTGGGTAAATTATGATACTCCTTGGATGAGGCAATTTGAGAGTGCGATGTTCTTTGATAATCGACTCATAGCAACTGTATCACCATTCACTGTATCTACTGCTGACCCATCTGTTTGTGGACTCCATCGTCCTAGCAGGGCAATGATCGTCCTAGATGTTGAACAAGAGAGTAGGATCTCTCCAGACGCTTCTATGCCTTCACGCTGGAATGGTTTATGGGAAGGCCCACAACCAACCCAATTAGCTACAGCCCAAATCAATAATGTTCAACGTGGGTTTGCTTTCTCATTTGATGCTGACAATGTGAATCGTCTTTACGAGCTTCAAAGCAGCAGTTCACTTCTTACAGGAGTAGATGACTATTCAGTTAAATATGGCAGCGTAAAGATCGGTTCATATTTCACTACCAAGAGATATGACTTCACGCCTAATCCTGGAGCTTCTAAATTTGTTCGTAAACAACTTGTGGGTGGTGAGGTATGGGTTTCAAATCTGAAGGAAGCTATTACTTTGGGGTGTGAGTTTCGTCCAGATTCCTATGCCTGTTTTAACACCCTTTCATACCCGATTAAGATAGGATTAGATGAATGCACCCCAATTACAGCAGATTGTGTTCCAAGGATTTCTCAACCTCGATACCAGCAATTAAGGTTTCCGACTCCAGACATAGATCAATGTGAAAAATATGCTCAAATACCTCTCCAAGAGGGAGCAGAGTTCCAAGTAAAAATTAACATTATTGGATCTTGTATTGTGGATAGGTTGAGGCTTGCTGTTATTTTCAATGATAGCATTGATCTTCCACAAGGATATTGCCCCGATACCTTCTATAATGACCCAGAACCAGTTCAATGTGCTTGCCAGCCTGATCTTGATTACTACCGCATTGTTCCGCTGCCAGATTCTATCTATTCTGTTGCTGGATAAAAGCATTGCTAATTATTTAAAATAAGTTTACAAATCAAATAATTATGCAGAACCAGAGTTCTCCAGCACAACTTCTCTTTCCAACTGTCCCTAGCAATTATTGCCCAGAGGGTAAGTGGAGTGATATCTTGAATAGCTTTATCCAATTGTATCTGAATAATGGGACTGTAAATATTCCGGGGCTTGGGCAAGTTACTCCTGCACAGATTGCTACGATCAATCAGAATATCCAGAATCTCCAAAATCAGTACAATGCTTTGGCGGTTAATGTTCAGCAAGGAACTACAAGCATTACCGCTGGAGCTTCCAAAATTTATACAGTAAGTTTTGCCAAAAATATGCCTAATACAACTTACCAAGTTGTAATTGAACCATTAACTGCATCAACTACTACTACAGGAACATGGTCTTGGGCTATTATTACTGGAAGCAAAGCAACTACTGGATTTCAAGTCTTGTTTACTGATGCAACAACAGCTTCAATTACAGGATTTAATTGGACAGTCTCATCTATCGCATCAACCTAACTAAACTAAACAACAAACCAAACCTATGGCTAAAGACACAAACAGGGCTACCGAGCCTAAACTACAATCCGAGGGTTTCTCAACCCGTGGAGACATCAAAGAAGGCATGAGCAACACCCCAAGGGGAACCGAGTTTTCGGGGATCTTTTATAGTGGTGCTAAACAGCCAGAGCCTTCTTCCCCCGGTCGTTCATCCAAGAAATAATATGGCATCTCACGGTGTTCAATACACGGTTGATAAGACCGAGCGTGGGATTGTCTCCGATTCTGTTACTCCTCAACCTATGCAGAGGGTGCAGATCAAGGGAGATATTCCTACTATTCGTGCTTATAAGGATGCTCGTACTGCCCGCATTAAGTCCATTGGTGAGTCCTGCCAGAGTGCATTCTCTGTAGGTGGCCCCGCTAATGAGACTGCAATGGGCAAGGGAACTCCTTTTAACGCAGACTGGATCTAATATGGCTCTTTCAAGGCTCCCTAATCTTGGGGCTATGAGGAGCAGGATGCTCAAGGTCAAAGCGATGCCGTCGATTAAGTTGACGGATGTGAAGACCACTACTGGCCCACAATTGAAAGCCACAAGGAATCTTGTGGGTAGTCCCATCACCCGTGGAGAAATGATCTAGGTTATGCTTTTTGATGTTGCATATACACTAAACGCTATAAAACCCTATGCAGGGAATAGCGGTACTTGCAATCAAGCGGTACAACTTGCATACATGAACAAGGCCCGTAGTCTGTTGTGGAATAAAACGGACACCGATGCTACTTGTGATTATGTATGTATAGCTTGCGTTAATCAGTTATTAACCCTTCCTAGTATCTACAAGCAAGTCAGATTGGCTTGGATAGATGGAAGCCCCGTTAGCCTTGGAAATGAGTGGTATCAGAGCATTCCCCAAGATTCATGGGGTGATGCCTCTAGCGGTGGGTATGGCAATGGTTGGGGACAAGGATATGCTTGGAATGGTGGTAACAAGAAATTCATTGAGGTTGGTGGAAAGCACGTTACCTTCCAGAACTATGATACCTCACCATACCAGCTTGCAATCGAGCCAGAATCCCCGCTAGACGCAGGAAAAGAGATTACCCTATTCGGTGATAATGCTTATGGAACTCGCATCAGTGAGACGCTTGTATTGGGAAATGCCCCTAATTTTACTTACTCGGTAAACTTCTTTAAGAGTCTGTTCCAATGCACCAAAACACAGACTAATGGAAGGGTAAGGGTTTATGCCTATGATCCCGATAATAGCATCAGAATGTTGTTAGCAGTTTATCAGCCTTATGACATTAACCCTTCTTTCCGTAGGTATTTCATCCAAGGCAAGGTAAGGGATTCGGTGATTCTTTATTGCAAGAAGAATTACTACGATCTTGTTGATCTTAAAGAACAGGTAGAATTTACTCCAGAAGCCATGATCTCTGCTGTCATGGCAGTTGTTTATCGTGAGAACAAAGGAAGTGATCAGCTTTATAACACATCACTCCAGAATGCTATCTTTGAGGTAAATAGGGAGACTGCTGATAGGGAAGAGCCTACGGGTAGCCCAATTCGCCAGTTCTCAAACAACATGATGCTTAATGCCTTGGTTCCTACTTATGCGTGGGATGATGGGGCAACATGGCCTTATTGATTTAATTCTAAATATCTAATATAACAAGAATATGGCTGGATTATTTTCAAATCTTTTTGACTCACCGACACATACAGCGGAAACGCTTACGATTGGGCCAATTGGAAAGGCATTGCTAGATCCTCAAAAATCCAATGTTCCATCT